CCGGTCAGCCGGGTGTTGGCCTGGCCCAGCGTGAGCGGGTTGCCCTGGGCCGCGCCGGTACCGGCGGTCGCGCCGCCCGTGGTGAAGTAGGTCAGCGACGGGTTGTTCACCCACGGCGTGGCCGGGGTGACGAAATGGGACGCCGGGAACTTGTAATTCACTACCGCGGAAACGTCCGCGTAGTTGTAGTTGATGCCGCCGCCCAGGGCCTGCCAACACGACCATTCCGCGAAATTGTCGAACCTCATATTGAGGTCGTTGATCTCCCGGAGCACCGCCTGCTCGGCGTTTACCCGGGCAATTTCACCGGGCACGCGCAGCCAGTGCAGCGTGGTGGGCTCGAAGACCTTCTTCTCCCGCAGATAGATAAAGGCAGCCGACTCCTGGCTCCTGCCGAGCCGGGAGATGATGTGCGCCTCGCTGTTCGGGACGTTCGGCTTGGCGACCATCCGCGAGCCCTTGATGACGTCCCATGTCGCGGACGGGAAAGGCCAGGGGGTCTGATCCAGCCGGTTCAGCAGCACCAGCGTTTCGGGGGTGACGAACTTCTCCACGACTCCCCTGAGCACGACCGGCTCTAGGAGGCTGATGTCCGGCATTCCAGGGCTCCCTGCGTAGGCGCTTCGCTGAAGGCAGCGGCACCCGTCAGGGTGCCCGGCCTGCGCCGCCCCCTCGGGGGGAGCCACCTGGCTGGCCTGGCCGCGTGATGGCGGTTACCCGGTCATATCGTCCGGCCCGCGCGGGGCCAGGCCAGCGGGGCGGATCAGGGCCGGGCGGCCACGCCGGCGAACACGAGGAGATCCTCCAGGCCAAACTGCCCCGGGGCCGGGGCGATCGGCGGGACGGGCTGCCACCGCCGGCTGGTCGGGCTGTTGTCGTGCAGCAGCCCGTCCTTGTCCGCGGTCATGGAGCCCAGGAACGAGTCGGCGACCAGCCGGGCTCCGGTCCGGCCCAGGGTCAGCCCGCCGCCCAGCTCCGCCTCCCGCAGGACGTAGAACCACAGCGGCGTGCCGCCCGAGAACCCGGCCGTGATGGCGGCGCTGTCGACGTTGTCCGGCAGCGCGTCCGCGGGGCTGATCACCGTCTCGCCCATCGCCGCGGCGACGTCCTGCCCGCTGGGCAGGCCGTACCGGAAGCCCCTGAGCAGGTTGCGGAACGGCAGCACCGTCGACCCGGACGCCTCGGCGCCGCCGGGGCCGCCGATCGGCAGCGTGAACAGGCCGGAGCTGACCAGGGTGTCGATGAACCGCGGGTTGTTGAAGTGCGCGGCGTTCTCGGGACGCTGCAGCGGCAGCACGAAGTTGCCCCAGTCGATCTGCCTCCCGCTGGGGATCGGGCGGCCTCCGTGCAGGTCAGCGGCAGTCCCGTTGAAGACCTGGAGCTTGCCGGTGCTGACCGTCAGCTCGTAGGCCTTCCTGACCATGCTGTGGCCGAACCTGTAGGCGGCGACCTGCATCTCGACCGGGACCAGCGGCGCGTTCGGGTTGCCGGCCTTGTACAGGCTGGGGATGGACCCGTCGAGCAGGCCGGAGACCACGCCGTCCCCGCAGATGTGCGGCAGGAACTGGTGGATCACGATCCACTGGTAATGCCGGCGCACGGTGGCGGCCACCTGGTCGAAGCCCGCGCCGGGCATGGCGTCGGCCACCGCGTTGTGGAACTTCAGGAACGCGACGTGCACCTGGGCGATGATCTCGTTCTCGTCGTTGCGGTGCTCGACGAGGATCGCGACCCCGGAGCTGTCGCGGGGCAGGTCCCGGACCCCGTTGCCGTTGTCCTCCTGGACCAGCATCCGCACCCCGTCGCTGGCGTAGAGCTGCGGCGAGACCGCCGGCCCGCCACCGTACACGCTGCTCAGGTCAAACCTGAATGATTCCAGGTTGAAGACGATGCTGCCGTCCGGGTCGAGCAGGTTGCCCTGGTTGTCGCGGCCGAAGAACGCGGTCGGCTGCGGCTCGCCGTCCAGGAAGTTGTCGTGGTCGATGAATTGCCCGAGATACGTCAGCGAGCTGCCGAAACTGCCCACCTGGTCCCGGTTTCCCGGCCCGGCGGTGACGTTGGGATCGAGCAGGGTGTTAGCCAGCGCCATCAGCTCGGTGGTGGCGGTGTCGGGGTCCGGGTCCGGCACGAACGGGGGGAGGTCGGGGAACATGAACGCCATCGGGGCGAGCATCTTGCCGCCGGTCGGGACGGGCTGGCCGGGCTGCACCGCGCCAGCCGCGGCCGAGGCGGTGCCGGCCACGGCCCGGCCGCCCCAGGGCAGCAGCGCGACGGTGCCGCCGAGCACGCCAGCTCTGATGAAGGTCCTGCGGGTGAAGTCAGTCATGCCCCCGCTATCGGGCGCGCCGGGCCGCCGGGCAGCCCTCCGGGTTACCGGGAAGTGAACGCGCTCAGGCGGCCTGAAGCAGGGCCAGGAACTCGTCCCCGTTGAGAGACCCTTCTTCGGTTTGTTCGAAAAAGGGCCTCTGAGCTGCGACTAGAAGATGAAAGCATTAACCCCGACCTGGCCGGCCACCGGGTTGCCGTCCATCGGGCTGCCGGGGAACGGCGCCGGGCCCTGCGCGGCGACCGAGCCGCCGTAGGACACGTACCGGGCGCCCAGCTGGGCCAGGATCTGGCCCGTGCCCGAGCCCACGCCCGCCCCGTTGACCACGTTGGTGGTCTCGGTGCCGGACACCACGTTGCCGTTCAGGATGCCGCGGATCACCAGGTTGCCCAGGGAGTCCCCGGCCACCTTGCCGGCCGGGCTGGACGGGTAGGTGATGGTGCCGCCGGCCAGGGTGATGCCGTCCGGGTTGACCCCGTTGGTGTTCGCGTTGTACGCGGCCACCGAGGCGGCGCCCGGGCCGCCCGTGTCGCGGGCATCGCGCAGCACGCCCATGGCCACGCCCCGGCCGTCGGTGGCGGCGGCCTGGTAGACGAAGTACTTGCCGCTGGCGGTGTGCCGGGCGATCACGCAGCCGGTGGGCAGGATGCCCTGGCCAGCGGCCAGGGTGACACCGCGCTGGGTGTACCCGGCCATGGACAGGAGCAGCTCCGCGACCGCCTCGGCGTGGAACTCATCGCCCCAGGGCTGGCCGTACTCGTGGGTCGGCTTCTGGTAGTTGGCCGGGTAGTCGAATTCAACGCTGTCGTTGGCTGGCATCTACCTCACCTCCCCTTCGTGCCGTTCGGCGAGAAGAACTGGCTGTGCACGGCGGTGAGCCGCGCCACCTCCGCGTCGATGTCCTGCTCCTGCTGCTGCGCCCCGTCCGGGCCGGACAGGCCCTCCTGGTTGTTGAGCTTGACCACCGGCTCGTCCGGCAGCAGCGTGAGGAGCATGTCCCGGTCGGTCAGCGCCAGCGTCACGTAGGCGGCCCGCTGCTTGGGCAGCACCCGGCCCGCGGCGATCCAGCCGTCCACCTCGGCCTCGGCCGCAGACTGCCGCAGCGCGGCGATGTCGCCGGCCTGCTTCTTGTTCGAGGCGGCCAGCTCCAGCACCGCGGCCACCACGTCGTCCTGGGAGACCTTCTCGGGCGGCGCGGCCAGCTGCACCGCCCCGGAGGCCTGCAGCGCCTGCACCACCGCGGCGGACAGCGCAGCCGTGTCCGGGGCACCCGGCGGAGCGGCCTGGGCGGCCAGCAGCGCCTCAACGTCGATTCCGTGCCCGTCCTTCAGAGCGGCGAGCAGCTCATCCTTGGTCTGTGGCACGGGCTCCTCCGGGGCTGCGGTGAGTACGACTACCTCGGCTGTGTTATCGTCCGAGGCCGCCAGGACTTCCTTGTAGTCCTCCAGGCCGGTGACGTAGGGCCGGTTGGTGACCGCCACGTGCAGCAGCGCCGGGCCGACCTTCTGGCCGGTGGAGCTGTCGGTGTAGTTGGTGGACAGGAAGGCGCTGGCGCCCAGGTAGGTCTTGCCGAACTGGTCGGCGTCCCGGCGGGCGTCGATGAGCGCGTAGACCTTGCCGGCCCGCTCCCGGATGGCCACGACCTCGCCCAGGTTGGCGGCCGGGCTCTCGACGTGCTCGTTCTTGTCGTTGGCCAGCGGCACCTGGACGATGTCCGCCACGCCCCTGGCGAAGTTGTCGACCATGGACGTCACGAAGGCGTCGTCGATCACGATCTTCGCCCCGGTCTTGGGGTGGATCAGCGTCCCGAGGTTGAGGATGTGCTTCTCGAACAGGCGGCCCTGCACCTTGCGGCTGCGGGCCAGCTCGACCGGGACTTCCGGGACCGGCTGGTACGGCTCGTCGGCCGGGGCCGGGATGATGTAACGCAGGTCATCGCCCATGACCTGGTAATCGGATTCGGCATGCGGGAGGGGCGGCATGCGCCGCCCCTCCCGTTAAAGCAGGCCCAGGTCCTGCAGTGGCTGGCGCCAGCCTACTCCCCGTCGAGCGCGGGCAGGCTCTCGGTGTCCTCGCCCCGGCGCGGCCGGCGCGGCTTGGCCTGCTGCTGGCCGACCAGGTCGGACTCGGGCAGCTCGTCCGCGATGTTCCGCAGGCCCTGCGCGTACGCCGGGCTCTTGGCGTCCGCGGCCCGGGCCGCGGCCCGCAGCGCCTCGGCGGCCTCGTCGAAGTTGCTGTCCCGCAGGAAGCCGAACGCCTGCTGCACGAGCTGCGCCGACTGCGCCAGGCCGGCGTCCGAGAGGAGCCGGGCCGCGTCGTGCAGCTCGATGAACGGGTTGCCGTGCTCGGTCGCCTGCCGGGCCTGGGCGTGCCAGTGCCCGATGCCCTTGAACGGCACCGGCTTGCCGGGCGCCTGCCCCGGCGCGTTCCCGTCTGCCATGGCCCCTCCTTCCTTGACTCAAGTATAGCTTATGGCGGCAGCCTCCAGGCACCGGTGCCGGTCCATGTAAACCCTCATTGGCGAGCCCTCGGGACAGGCCGCACCCCACTTCTCGATGATTCCTTCGGCATGGTTGCAGCCCTGGCAGAGTGCCCCACGGTACCAACGACACCCGTGACAGTGATCAGCGAACAGCCCGCGCTTGGTGGGCAGCTTCCCGCACACCTCGCAGTGAGTCTTCGCCAGGTGCTCAGCCTCCTGCTCCGGGGTCCAAAGCATGCCCCGGGCAATCCGCATACGCCTGGTGTTTAGGTTGACCGGACCCTGAGTCCTGTACGCCTTGTGATAGGCCAGCACGGCCTCACGACGCCCGGGTTCCTCCGCATAGCGCTGACGGCTCCGAGCGTTGCGCCTCTTCTTGTACTCCGGGTCGTTCCGGCGGCGTTCCTGCCGGACTCGATCGTATTCCTGGCGTCCCTCAGTACTAACACGTGGCATACCTGGTATTACGCCCCAGGAGATGGGCTAGGAGACGACTGTGCAGGACCTGGCTGTTCTTCTCGAATATGTGGTGGAAAATATCCGTTACCGTCGGCGAAGTTGTAGGCGCCCCCGATATTCCCAGTGTACGCGCCCAGGGCGTTGGCGTCCTCCAGGCTGCTCGCGATGATGACCGGGTCGAACTCGATGGTGCCCTTCTCGTCGTCGTGGAAGATGCCCAGGTGGTAGCCGGACGCCGCGAGCAGCGGCCCGAACTCCTTCAGCGCCCGGTCCATCGCCCGCTTGAACTGGGCCTCGGTGGACGTCTCCGGGATCTCGATGGTCCGGTAGCCGAACGGCAGCTTGCCGGTGACGGCCCACAGGTTCTCGTTGCCGGACAGCGGCACCCCGGTGTGCGCGTCGATGGTCATGCCGCCCCAGGACTCCTGCGCCGCCGTCCAGGCCTGCTGGACCAGCGCATCCCAGTTGTCGGTCAGGCCGGTCGGCGGGCTGGAGTTAGACAGCATCGAGCCGATCATGTCACGGCCCCGGGTCGCGGTGTCCCAGAACTCGGCGGCCGACACCGGCTTGCTGTCGCCGCGTGCCTCGGCCGCGGTGATGGGCTTGGGGGCCAGCGCGGTAGAGCCCAACTCGGTGCGGATGCCGTGCTCGCGGGCGTACTGCTCCCACCGGGCCCAGTGGTTCTTCATGGCGGTGTACAGGCCCATCGCGCCCTTGGCCTTCTTCTCCCCGGCCGCGGCGGCGGCCCTCGTCCGGGCCTCGTTCAGCTCCTGCTGCCGCAGCCAGGTGATGGCCTGCAGCTCGGACGGGGAGATTTCCTCGCCGTCGCGCTCGGAGATGGTCCGGGCCGCGTTGCGGTACATGTCGGCGACGTGGGAATAGAACGGCTCCTTGCCGATCGGGGCGGACCCCACCTCCTCGTCGGTCAGGTTGCCGCCGCCGGCCACGTTGACCGCGTGCCGGTCGACCACCACCGCGCCGATCGGGTCCCCGGGGTGGTCCAGGCCCTGCTCGCCCAGGTGGGCGAACGCGTGGGTCTTCGGCCCGTTGAACACCTGGTCGTAGTGCTTGCCGGCGAACGCCGCGGTGGACATCGAGGTGTGCGCGGGCAGGAAGATGCCCTCGCCCTTCTGCAGCGGGCGGCCCTCGGCCAGCGCGCGGGCCGCGTTGAACATGTTCAGCGGCCAGCCGGCCTGCGGGGAGTAGGCCGACAGCTGCTTGGCGCCGGCCTCGGCGTCCCCGCCGCCGAGCACCCAGGCCAGCCGGGCCATGTCCGGGTACCAGCGCATCCCCTGGCCCCGGTGCGAGGCGGTGGTGGCGTCGTAGGCGGCGACGATGTTCTTCTCGGAGAAGTCATGCTGCTTGAAGAACGGATGGTCCTCGGGCCGGGCGTAGCCGCCCTTGCGCGGCGGCCGGGCCAGCCGCTCGGGGTTGGGCCGCGCGTAGCCGTGCACCGGCCGCTCGTGCATGGTGCCCTGGCCGACCACCCCCTCGGCGCCCGGGCGCTCCTCGGCGGTCAGCGGCTCGCCGTTCTCCGGCGTCCGGGCCCAGCGCGGCAGGTCGGTCTCGCCCTCGCGGACATCCTCGGCGGCCTCGGCCGCGCGCCCGGCCTGCTGGCCCTTCGCCCAGTTCTCCGCACCCTCCCGGCGCCAGCCGGCCTCGCCGGCGGTGACCCACCGCTGCTGGCCCTTCACCCAGTCCGGGTGGGGTATCCACCAGCGCCTGGCATACGGCCTGACCCACTCGGGCCTTCCTCGCTCGACACGCCGGTACCCGCGGACCTGCGCGAGGGCCAGGTCCGTTTCCTCCTCGCAGACCACCCACCCGGACACGCTCAGGCTATCGGGACCGGCGCCTCCTCCGCCCCGTTGCGGTACTCGGTCAGCCCGGGGATCTCGGCCAGCAGCCCGGCCACCCCGTCCAGGTCCTCCCCGCTCACGGTCAGCCCGCCGGCCCGCATGGACTCAGCGTCCAGCGGGCCGAACTCGAAGTGCTCGCCCCGGTGGTCGCGGGCGTACTCGATCAGCGCGATGGCGGCCAGCGCGTAGGAGACCGAGCTGTCCGCGAACCAGCGCCGGGTGCGGCTAGCCATGCCGCCTCCGGGTAGCAAAGGGGCGCCGCTCCCGCGGCGCCCGTCCCTCTGTAGTCACAGTCCCTCCGACAGCCTCTTCAACACCAGGCTTAGCTCGTGCATAGCGGCCCTCAGGAATGCTAGTTCTGCCTGGTACCTGTCCTCAGGTACCGCGCGTACCTCGGATGCGCTCAGGAAAACGCCAGACGTCCGGTGCTCCGGCCGACGGCGGCGTCCCTGGCTGCCTCCCCTCCGCGCTATTTCCAGCCAGCACCTGCAGAAAGGATGCAGGGGCGGTCCTTGCAGGTCACCATGGTACAGCCGGGGCGGCTGGGTGTAGATGATCCGGCTGCCAGCGCGCCGGCCGAATTTCCGCTCGCCGGCCCCGGACACCACGTACCGGGGCGAGGCCTGCGGCATCCGGGCCGGGCCGCCCAGGTAGGGGGCGAAGCTGGCCCGCAGCGGGATGGCCACCCCGTCCAGCCGGTCACACCAGAAGCAGCAGGACGCGTCCGAGCGGGCCGCCCACCGCTTGAGCACCTCCTGGCCGCTCTCACGCAGCGCGTGGGCGGCCTGCAGCGCGGCCAGCGTCCTGGCGGAGCCCTCCGCCGTCGAGACCGTCATGCGCGCCCTCAGCGCCGCGGAGCGGGCCCAGTCGAGCACCGCCTGGCGGACCGCCGCGGCGCGCTCGGCCGCCGCCTCCATGGCCGGGCTGGCGCCCGGCTCGGTCGCCCCCGGGACGAACGCCCGCTGCCCGACCGAGGCATGCGCCCGGCGGATGCGGACGTGCAGGTGCGGCAGCGCGTCGAAGGTGCGGCCGACGTCGGCCAGCAGCCGCTCCAGCTGGGCGGGGGCCAGGGCGGACGCCGGCGCCCCCAAGTACCAGCCCTGCCGGACCAGCTCCTCGGCGTCCGCCCTGGCCTCGTCCAGCGCCTCGGTGAGCACCGCGGTGACGTCCGGCCGGGCCAGCAGCTGGGCCACGCTGCCGTGCGGGTTGTTCCGGGTCACCAGCTCCAGGTAACCGGCGGCGCTTCCCAGCGCGGCGGCCACCGCCTGCGCTACCCGCGCCCCCAGCTCCGACTCCGCCACGTGCCCCCGAATCGTCCTGCGGCAGCTGCTCGCGCGGCTCCACCAGGTGCCGGTAGGCGTGGAAGGAGATGGTGTCCCCCGGATGCCGGATCAGGTGCCCGCCCAGCTGCGGGTGCACCGCCCAGGCTCCCGCGCGCGGCGGCGCCTCCCGCCACGGCGGGCCGAGCAGCGGGGCGGGCGCCGGGTTGGGGCTCTCCCGGGCCGCCGCGGCGGCCAGCTCGGCCGCGCGCCCGGCGGCGATCTCCTCGACCAGGTCCGCGGCCAGCGCGGCCAGCGCCTCCTCCGCGCTCACGAGCCCCGGCCCTGCAGCTGCGGCGGCCCCGGTCCCGGGCCGCCGCCCAGGCCCGGCCCGCCCGGCGGCGGGGGCGCCATGCCCGGCGGCGGGAACGGAGGCGGCGCGGGAGGCCCCGCCCCCGGCCCGCCAGCCGCCGGGCCCTGACCCGCCCCCGGCGGCATGGGCATCGGCGGCCCGCCCATGGCGCCCTGCTGCGCCATGAGCTTGGCCTGCTGCTCCCGGTCCTTCTTGATCTTGTCGTAGTCGATGTCGAACCCGAAGTCGACCGCCATTCTCTGCTCCAGGTCCAGCATGAACTCGGGCGTGACGTTGGCCTGCATTCCCGCCGCGGCGATCTTATCGAACGTGTCCTGCACCGCCGCCTTCTGCTCGCTGGTCAGCGTGCCCCACTTGAACTCCGGGTATTTCCCGCTGCCGAAATTCCAGTCCACGAACCTCGGGAAGATATACGTGTTGATCATCTCGGCCATCTCCTCCAGGATGCCCTCCAGCATCAGGAAGAAGGTCACGTCGTCCTGCTTGCCGAAATCCACCAGCGTGCTGTCGCCCTGGCCGCCGCCCTGCTCGTTGTCGAACCACTGCGCGAGCACCGACTTGGACATCTGCGAATTGTGGTGGTTGATCAGGCCCAGGAAGTCGAACCGGGCCGCCGCCTCGTTCAGGGTCTGCACGGTCCAGTCCGCCGACGGCACCGCGATGTACTGGGCCAGGCCCAGCTGGCTCAGCGCCGCGATGAAGTGGTCCTTGTCCGCGGCCGGGGCGTTGGGCACCATGGTGCCGATCCGGAGCCCCACCGCGGCCCGCTGCGCCGCCAGGTGGGCGATGTAGTACAGCTTCTCCTTCTTGTCGTAGTGGTAGAACGCCGACTCGAACATCGACACGCCGTAGAACGGGCGCTCGGCCTCCTCGTGCGCGTAATAGAGCGCAGTTTCCCTGGGGAGCTTGACATCAATGGTCCGGCCCTGAAAGAAGGTGCGCTGCCGGAACCCGTTCCACTTCCCCTGGCCGTCGAGCAGGAATGTCAGGGTCTCAGACGGGCGCCAGTCGATTTCCCGGAGGGTGATTTTCCCCTTATTTGGCCCGGTCTTAGGAATCCAGTAGATCATTTCCCAGGCCGAGAACCCGTTGAACAATGCCAGCAGCATCTGCTTGACGAACCGGGAGAAGGAATGCGTCATGCCGCCGGCGTTAGCGGGCAGGAACAGCAGGTCCTTGCAGAACTTGGCCTCGTCCACCCCGCCCACCATGCCGTCGACCGGCACCACGTCGGCGTTCTTGAGGCTGGCCAGCAGCGGCTTGGTCAGCAGCCGGAACAGCGCCCTGGCCTGGCCGTCCCGCCTGCGCATGGTGACCAGCTGGCGGATGGAGACCGGGTCGTCTCTGAAGACTTCCCAGGATTAAGGAGTCCCGGTAGGGCGTGGCAAATGGTAGGAATCGCTAAGAAGTACGGGACACCTACCGCAAAATTCTCTCCTTCAGGAGGTGGTTTCGGAAGAGCCTGCGTCTCAGGCAGGACATATCCTTCCTGACCCTAAACCGAACCCCTGCGTCGTGACTCCCATACCGCCCGGCGGCTGGAGACGTGACTCATAGGAACCTTGCCCTGGTCCTGGGGTACTCATGGGGCATCACCTCCCCTCACACGAGAGAGGCAGCGCCTCGGACAACCTGTTCACCTCCCTCCGTATCGACCCTCAGCAGCGCCTCGACAAAGGAAGCGCTCCGATGGCCGCGGGGCCACGTCAGCGGGCGGGGGGCCGCCAGGCTAGGCAGAGACCTCGGTGAGGTCTCCAGGAGTTGAACCTGGAGTGGAGGAAGCCTGGCGATGGCCGCCCGCGAAGCCGGGCCAGCGGAGAGCCGGGATGCTAGTCAGGTTGGCTATGTCCGCGGGGCAGGGCCCCGCAGGCATAAGAGGGAAGGAAGCGTCCCGATGGCCGCCGGCATTCAGTTGTGTGAGGCAGGCCGGGGGGAGAGCGAACGGGCTAGGTTCCGTATCAGGGGGTGAAGGAAGCCCGCTCATAGCCCCCCGGCCTGTTCAGTTGTAGGTCGTGCCCCGATCCTAAGCCGGGACCAGGCTGCCCAGGTTCTCCAGGGTGAACACCCGGGCGTCCCGCGGCAGCCCCTCCGGCTGCTCGATACCGATGTAGGTCACTTCCGAGCCCTCCGGGGCACCGCCGTCAGCGAACAGCTGCGGCACCATGAAGAACTGGGCCTTGGCCTTGAGGGCCTCAGCGATGTAGCCCACCCGCAGGTACTCGCGCTCCATGATGCCGCGCGCCAGGCCAGCGGTGGTGACCTTGTTGTCCTCGACCTGGGCGCCGCCGAAGAAGTTGAGGGCACCGCGCAGGTACAGGTGCACCCACTTGGCGTACCACTTGCCGTCCTCGCCGCGGTAGAACACCAGCGGCATGGCGGTGCGGTGCTCACCGGCCAGCGCGCCCTTCATCCGCACCGTGCGCGCCTCGAACGGGGCTCCGGCCTGCATGCCCTCGCGGGTCATGAAGCCGAAGAAGTTCTCCTCGACCTCGGAGAAGCCCTCGCCGGAGTACACGTACACCTGCGGGATGACGTAGCCGCGCCGGACGCCCAGCGTGATGTCGATGAACTCGGTGGCGCCGTTGGTGGCGTCGGTGATGTCGCCGGAGTAGACCGCGCCGTCGGCGTGGTAGCTGGTCCAGCTCACGTGCGACATGTTGCCGAACTGCTCGTCGGTGAGCAGCGCGGACAGGTCGAAGTCGGTGCGCTGGGAGCGCTGCTTCCAGTACACGAAGAACCGGAGCAGGTCACCGCCCACCGGGATGACCGAGCCGCGCGGCCACACGCCCAGGCCGTCCGGGGTGCCCTTGCCGCTGAGCGGCAGCGCGGCCCCGGCGATGGCCGGGTCGATGACCAGCGTGCCGGTGTCCGGCAGCCGGCGTAGCACCTCGGCGTCGATGACGCCCAGCACGTCGCGCACGGCGCCCTCGTCCAGCGGCACGCGCGGGTCGCCGGTCACCCAGGCCCGGCCGCGCCGGTTGACGAACACCCGCGGCGCGCCGCCCTTGCGGGCGCGGTTCATCAGGTGCTCGCGCACGCCCAGCAGCACCCGGCCGGACACCCGCGGGGCCGAGGCCTCCAGGTGATACAGCGCGTCCGCCCTCATGCCCGGCCGGGATTCGCGCAGAATCCGGTCCGCGGCACGCCACAGCATGCCCGGCGCGGCCAGCAGCACCCGCGCGGCCAGGTCGGCCCGGCCCGAGCGGAACTCGTACTCGGCCACCGACGCCAGGCTGCGCGCCTGCACCTCGCCGCGGGCCACCGCGAACACCTCGGCCGCGGCCGGGTACTCGTGCGGGTGGATGCGCTCGCCGAGCCGCTTGAACTGCTCAGCCCGCTGCGGGACGTCGCTGCGGCCCACGTGCCGCAGCGCCGCGGCCAGCAGGCGCCGCTGGGCGCGCGGGAACGAGGCGAACTTCGGCGGCGTGGCCAGCGTGACGTCCGAGCCGGACAGCTCGGCGGCCAGCCGCAGCACGTCGGTCGCCGTGCGGACGGACGGGGCGGCGCCCTGGCGGACCCGGACCGCGTTGATGACGGCCAGGTTCTCGGCGACCTTCACCTCCGGCACCGGCATGCCGGTGCACGCGTCGGCCAGCTCGCGCAGCGCGTCCAGGCTCTCGCCGGACAGCGGCACGGCCGAGCCGGCCAGCTCGGCGTACAGCGCCCCGGCCTCGGTGACCTGGTCCTGGCCCAGGTGGATGACGGTCACCCGGTCACCGAGCAGCGGGATCAGCTCGTCGTGCCGGGCCAGCATGTCCTCGTAGCTGTGCTGGTAGGTGCCGTAGCCCGGCAGGCTCAGCAGGTCCACGAAGAACCGCGCCTCGTTGGTCAGCGAGTTGACCGCCACGCCGCCGCGCACTCCCACGCGCTCCCGGACGGCCTGCTCGATCAGGCTCATCCAGAACTCCTCGGTGTCCGGGACGTTGCGCGGGAAGTCGATGAAGTAGGTGTTGTGCTGGCGATGCGCCCCGGACAGCTCGCGGGCCCAGCCGATGACCTGGACGGCCTTGTCGATGACGTAGGCCGGGTGCATCGCGCCGAGCGCGGCCAGCAGGCCGCCGGAGCACTTGAAGCCCAGCGTCATGAGCACGGCGTCGAGCTGGCGGGCCTGCACGGTGCCGTCGCCGTGATGCCCGGCCGGCCGCGTCACGCGGTGCTTCCGGTTGAAGATCAGCTGCTCGATGTCCACGCGGTGCCTCCTGCCCTGCTCTCGTCGTGCTTGTCTGCAGTTAAATCTACGCTTGTACTTGACCCAGGTCAAGACCGACCACAGCGTGAGCATTTCCGATGTACAGCTGGTGCGCTGGTTCTGGGACGAGTACCGCAGGCACCCCGTGCCCGCCGTGGCCATGCTTATCGTACTGCTGGCCGCGCTGGCGGCGGGGGCATTCACCTATGTTGCGCGGTCCGGCAACACCCCGGCGCCGCCCGCCAAGGCCTCGCCCGGGCCGGGCAAGTACCCCGGGCCGCTGCACACGGCCTCCAGGGCCACGCACAGGCCCGCGGCGTCGGTCGCCCCGGTGATAGCCACCCCGGCCCCGTCGGCCGCCTACAGCCCGCTCCCCGCGCCGCCCGGGACCACGTACAGCCCGGTCCCGTCGCCGCGGGCGCCGGGCCCCAGCCCGGAAAAAACGACACCCTCGCCCAGTCTGACGCCGAACCCCCCGGCATCGTCCGGCCCGCCGACGGCATCACCGACGGCATCACCGCCGCCGAGCCTGGTCACCACCCCGGCCAGCCCGCCGCCGAGCAGCCCGGAAACGTTCACCGGATCAGGCGGGACGTGATTACCCGTTCGCCCTGCACCGGACACCTGGCTGCTCTACGCTGCTGCCTCGTGGCCGCAGCCGATATACCAGTCGTGGAACCCGCTCAGCCAGCCCCGGACATTGTCGGCGTGCGCCAGGCGGCCATGGTCGCCGCGGCGCAGTTCTGGGCCGGACGTGACGTCGACGCCAGCCAGGTGCTCGAAACGGCTGCCGCCTGGTCAGCCTGGGTCACGGACTCCCCGCCACCCGCGCCCGTCCCGCCCGCGCCGCCTGCCGCCCACCTGGGCGCCCAGGTAGCCAGGGCCGTGGCGCTCGTGGCCGCGAGCGTGATGCACGAGGGGGAAGGCCCGCTCGATGCAGCCCAGCTCATTGCCCTGGCCAAGCCGCTAACGGCCTGGGCCGTGAGAGCCCCCGCCGCCTCAGTTGCCATCACTATCGAAGGAGACCCCATGCCCCTGACCGTCGACTCGACCAACGCCGTAGCCGTGCTCTCGTTCACGGACGACCACGGGGACCCGGTAGCGCCCCCGGAAGGCACGCTGTCAACTGCCACGTCTGACAACACCGCCATCCTGGGCGTCGGGGCCGCCGTAGCCGGCGCCGACGCGACCACCGGCATCGCCAACATCCAGTTCCCGCTCTCCGCGGTCGCCGCGGGCTCGGCCAACCTGAGCGTTGCCTCCACCGCGGCAGACGGCAGCCCGCTGCTCGGCCCGGACGGCGCCACGCCGATCGCGGACCCCGCGCCGGTCGCCGTCACGGTGAACCCGGGCGCGGCTGCGGCCGAGATGTTCTCCGTCCCCGGCGCCTGACCCGGCATCCCGCACAGGCCGCGCCCGTCGCAGCGGGCGCGGTCGCTTATCTGGCGGCCCCGGCGCGACTCGAACGCGCGCTTACGCCTTAGGAGGGCGTCGTCCTCGTCCACTGGACCACGGGGTCATGGAGAGACACCCGGGAGTCGAACCCGGCTTGCTGCGGTTTTGCGGACCGCATCCCGCGCCGGCGAGATGTGCCTCATAGTGCGCCTGAGAGGAGTCGAACCTCCATCAACGGCTTCGGGGCCGCCATCCTGTCCATTGAACGACAGGCGCTTAGTGACATTGCTGTCACACACTGCTAACGTGCTGAGCGGCGCCGCGGAGCGTGACCCTCGTCATCAGGCGCTCTGATGGGTTACCGAGTCCGAGGTCCGGTTTGCTGGCATCGGCACGGGCCGGTCACGACCGCGGTGCAAAGAGTGGCGGAACCAGGTGCCGACCCTGGCATGCCCGAAAGCGACGGTTTTACAGACCGCTGAGCGCGCCGGCGCTCACTTCCGCCTTGGGGTGACCGGAGGGTACCGACCCCTCTCCAACCGGATTCACAGCCCGGCTCCTCGCCTCTCGAACTCGGCCACCATAGTGGGCAATACAGGACTCGAACCTGTGCACGGCACTGGGTGTGGACCAGCCGCTCTGCCGCTGAGCTAATCGCCCTGAGTGCCCCCTGCGAGATTCGAACTCACATCTGACCGGTTCGTAGCCGGCCGCTCTGTCCGTTGAGCTAAAGAGGCGTGGTCACAGCTGGGTTTGAACCAGCGCACTCCTGCTTGTCGAGCAGGCGCTCTCCCTGGCTGAGCTATGCGACCTAGTTACAAATGGCCAGGCGCGGGTTACCATCCGTGCCATGGCTGGTGCTCTGATCGTGGGCCTGATAGTGGGCCTGTTCATAGGCTTGCGGATCGGCCGCTGGTGGGGCTTCAACAACCTCGGCAACTTCGAGCGCAAAGAGCGCATACGCCGGGCCAAGATCGGCTAGCGGAGACGACGGGATTCGAACCCACGGAGGAGTTACCCTCGGCCGTTTTCGGGACGGCGGCCATAAGCCACTAGGCGACAGCTCCAGGATTGCGGCCAGGCGGTAATCGCGTAACCCAGGTAACGCGGCAGAGTCAACCGTGCGCAGGGAGTCTGTGCAACTGCCGCGGCAAGTGCTAGCGTCATGCGCGATGCCAGGAAACGACTTCGACGCGAGCGGCAGCCCCTACCGAGTGCAGACAGCCGGGCACTGGGCCGAGGGGAAGGCCGTCTACCTGGCCAGGGGCTTCGACCAGATGGCCACGGAGACGGGCCTGCCAGACGGCAGCGCGCTGATCGAGAAGGCCACCGGCCACGGCGCCGACGCCATTGCCCTGGCCAGCGACTGGCAGTTCCGCGAGTGGTTCCAGGCCTGCTACGCGTTCGCCCACCCGGGCCAGGCGCGCCGCCTGGGCGACATCGTGATGTACAACTCGACCGGCATCTTCAGCTGCGAGGCAGGCTGGACCGCCCCGGCCAACCTGAGCGGAGGGTGAGGGATTCGAACCCCCGAGGGCTGACGCCCAACCTGCTTTCCGGGCAGGCGCCATAGGCCTGACTAGGCGAACCCTCCATGGAGGAGCTGGCGGGATTCGAACCCGCGGACGTCTCGCGTCGGCCGGTTAGCAACCGGCTCCTGTGCAGCCACTCCAGGCCACAGCTCCATGGTGTCCAAGGTGGGATTCGAACCCACACATCTACGGGTCTGAGCCGCATGCCTCCTGCCAGTTGGGCTACTCGGACATTGAGCACTTCACACACCCCGCTACCGGGGTTATCCTGCCGGTAATCGCACGCAGGGAGTGACATGGGGATTACCCGTCGCATCATCGCCGCCCTGGCGCTGGCTGCCGGGCTGGCCCTGGCCGCTTCCCCGGCCTCCGCCGGCACGTACCAGTACTACGGCGCAGAAGCCTACAGCGCTCCAGCGAGCGCGTTCGTCCAGTTCAACGCGGCTCACTCCACCATACTGATCAGCATCAAGTCCGGCTACGTGCACTGCCCGGCATACAACGGCGCGCACGTCACCTGGTGCGGGACGGTCGGGAACAACACGAACCACGCGCAGGCCGGGGTCAACTTCACCGCTGGCGGCCGGTCGTACTGGATGCGCGAGGACGTGTACGCCGCGATCTGGTACGGCTCCCTGAAGTGCGACACCCGGGGTAATTCCACGACGTACTTCGTCACCTACTGCGCCGGGGTGGGCAACTGAGCAAGGGGCCTGTTCCTCCGAGTGACCGACGAGATTCGAACTCGCGCTGCAACCTTGGCAAAGTCGCGTGCTACCGCTAGACACTACGGTCACATGGATGCCTGGCCTGAGCAGCCAGGACTTATACCGCACATCCGCCCGGAGGCGGGAAAACCTGGCGCCAGCCCCTGGAGCAAACTTGGGGGTCGGCTGATCGGGACCAGCGCCAGGCGCGAGCAGCATACAGCTTTGAGCCGGCCTGTAGGCCGGGTTCTGTCCCCCTCGCGGGGTGACGGCCATCCATCTAGGCCAGACGTCGCCGCCTGGCTCGTGCGACCTACCAGGCGTCAGCGGGCGGGCCGCCCTCGGCCTTGCGGTCTTGCTCCGGGTGGGGTTTACCTAGCCAGGCCGGTCACCCGGCCTGCTGGTGGTCTCTTACACCGCCGTTTCACCCTTACCCAGCTGCTAACGATCCTGCCTAGCCCGGGGCTTCAATCCGGCGCTAATCCGTCTCAGCTAGAGAGCCATAGGGGGGAGGCGGCCGGACGGAGACCCCGCTCCGCGACCCGTGCCAGGGGTTCCTCCCCGCAGTCGGGAAACAGGGACTCGAACCCCATCTGCCTGCTCCCAAAGCAGGCGCGCTGACCCTTACGCGATTTCCCGTTATGAGGGTGCTCTATCCGGCTGAGCTACCTGCCAGAACCCCTCGCGCCGACCGGACACTAAACGGGGCTTCTTACTGGCAGGGCAGGACTTGAACCCGCATCTCCCTCTCGTCAGGACCCCGGGAGTCGAACCCGGTTTCTCCTCGCTCCGAACGAGGCAGATTACCGTCTTCCTCGATCCTGTCATTGCTGGCTGTCGTGCCTCTGATACCTCGTTCCGGTCCCGTTCGCGACCAGGCCGGACCTTACTTCGGCGCCTGGGCCAGCCAGCTAGCCCGAGTGGAGAAGGACGGATTTGAACCGACGCGAAGACCCCGGGTGCGAACCGGGCGCTCTACCAGGCTGAGCTACATCCCCTTGACCGCAGAGGTGGTCTGGGCGCTTGGCCCGAACCCGGGAGGACGACCGGCCGATTACGACCCGCAGCCGCGGCTAGCGGACCGCCGGCGCCCTACTCTGCACCCCGATCTCTCCTGGTGGAGCCTGCGGGATTTGAACCCGCGGCCTACTGCATGCCATGCAGCCGCTCTACCGAGCTGAGCTAAGGCCCCAGGGGCAGCACCGGGCCGGAGCCCGGAGCCGCCTTGTCCCTGCCGCCATACGGCGGTCAGGGTCGTATGTGAGCAGGCTTGGCAGGCCCGCTCGATGCTCACGCTATGGTCTTGAGAATTTGCAGTTGACATGCGCCCGCTTCGCTCTCGCTCGGCCGACGGTCGCAGGTGAGGAAGGACTCGAACCCTCGATGATGGCGGTTTTGGAATGACTGCAGTCGCCGCTGTGCCACTCACCCATGTGAAGTTGTCCTAGATGCCGAGAGCCGCCCTTTCCGGTGTGTCCCGGGGGCGGCTCCTGGTCTCAGGTCCTGCTGGTCCTTATCCAGGTGCCACCTCGGCGTCCTTGGCGCACTCGGGCAGCGCGATGAACGGGTCTGACCACCCGTGTCGCTGTGCTTGCCTCGTGCCCACCATGACTCCTACGTTATCGGGCTGCCGGGCTGTCCGGCAACCGGGTTTTCTCGTTCACCCCCTACGTTACGCTCTTGCTTGACCGGTGTCAAGCCCGGTTCCTTGACTCGGGGAAAAAATCTGGAAAGATGAAGCCGTGCCTAAGAAACCCACTGCTCAGAAGCCCGCTCCCCCGACGCCGCCGCCCGCCCCGGTGCGAACCGGCCCGCCGCCGATCGCGATCTGCGCGCTCTGCAGCGACGAGATGCCCCCGCCCCAGCTGTCCGGCCACTACGAGCGCGAGCACCCTATCGCGGTAGCTGCGGCGCTGGCAGCGAGCCGCTGACCGTCACGCCGGTCCGGGCGTCGTCGTGGTGCACGCACAGGCAGCCGGTACCGCCGATGTCCTCGGCCCGGCACGCCTGGTGCAGGATCATGGCCGCCGGGCCGGTCTCGCGCAGGGCGGCCAGGCAGGCCTGCGACAGCCCGTACACCGCGGCCCGCTCGCAGGCCAGGTCCAGCTGCCGCCGCATCACCTCCTGGCGCAGCTGCTGCCGCTCCAGCACGGTCATCGACCGCCGGAGCCGCTTCACCGGTAGTAGTCCGGGGACGAGCCCCAGTCGTCCAGGTAGCCCGGTCCCGCCTCCATGCCCGGGCGGTCGACCGGCATGAACCGGTCCGGCTGCATCAGCCGCAGCGGGACCATGCCCAGCGGCGCCAGGCTGATGTCCGGCTCGGGCCCGTAGAACACCGCCTCGCCCAGGTAGGCGCGCTCGCCGGACGGGTCCTCCTGGCCGCCGGCCTCCAGCGCCCCGCAGACCGCGCCGGCCAGCGCGTCGGCCTCGTCCTTGGAGCTGTCGCCCAGGTGGTCAACCTTGCCGTTGGGGAGCCTTGACAATCCCAGCAGCTCGGTGACCACCAGCTCGCGCAGCGGCATGTCCAGGCGGCCCTCGTACATCACGTCCCGCAGCGTCCGCCAGCCCTCCTCGGACACGTCGGTGGAGAACCGGTCGGTCTCGATGCCCTGGGCCTCCAGGATCTGCATCGAGTCCTTGGACTGCCACTGGTCGAAAGTGAACCTGGTGATCGGGAAGCCCATCCGGCGCAGCTCCAGGCACAGCAGCCTGGCCCACCGGATCTGGATCTCCATCGGCGGCACCGCGCCGGGGTTGGAGCTGTAGGACAGCACGAAGTCGACCTTGACCACCGGGCGCCGCTCGGTGAGCCTGACCTCGATCTTGTCCTCCTGCTCGCCGGTCACCACGTGGTCCTGCCAGGTGGCAATGTGCGCCATGGCAAGCCCGGCCCGGTCGCCGGACTGGGCCAGGTCGGCGTGCATCGCGTACAGCGCGCCCTTGACCGGGTAGAAGCCCGGCGCAAAGGTGTACAGCGGGCGCCAGGAGGCCCGCTCGCGCACGTAGTCGACGGCCACCGGCTGCTGGGCCACCTCGCGGCAGCACTCGCGGATGGCGGTCTCGTTGGCGAAGTACGGGTTGACCGCGCGCCGCGGCCTGCACTCGTACTTGGCCTCGGCCAGCGCCGGGTCCTTCTCGTAGTCCTCGCTGAACGCGTGCTTGCCGGGAATGCGCGGGTTGGCGTCCCAGGACGCCAGCGGCCCGCTGACGTAGTACCGGGACCGGTCACCCTTCTCCGCGTTGTCCTGGCGGCCCCGGGCGACGAGCTTCTGGATGGTGCTGCCCAGGTACCGGGGATAGCTGATGTGCATGCACTTGTAGGTCTGCGGGAACCGGGTGGCGGCCGAGGTGCGGAGCATGTCCAGGATGGCCTCGGCCGAGCTGGAGGACTCGCGCTGCCGGTTCGGGGTCAGCCGGGCCAGCTCGGCGTTGGACCGGAACGCGTCGATCTCGTCCGCGATCCCCAGGATGAGGTTGAGGCCCTCCTGGCTGTCCGCCTCGCTGTGCCCGGAGACCGCCTCGATGTTGTGCTCGAACTTGATCGTGTCGAGCAGGGCCGTGGCGCGGCCCTCGCTCCGGCTGCCGCGGCGCTGCCGCTCGGCGGCGTCCAGGATGTCCACGATGCCGGACCGCTGGAACCAGCAGCCGGGCCGGGTGACCGCCCGCCGCATCGGGGTGAAGAAGGCCCGCTGGGCCTGCTTGGAGCTGGACGCCACGTTCAGGCAGTGGATGGAGTCCTGCTCGGGCATCGCGTAGTACTCCTGCGGGCTGCGCAGGCAGAGCAGCAGGTAGCAGACCCGCATCGCCACCATTCTGCACGTGTGGTCCTTGCCGCCGCCTTTGCCCCACTCCAGCTCCAGGAAGTTGACCATCCGGCAGGGCTGCGACCAGTAGCCGCGGACCGCCCGGTCGTCGCTGCCGGCCAGCAGGTCGTAGGTCTCGGCGTAGAACACCCGTTCCGCATGCCGGACGGCCTCGTACTGCACCTCGGACAGCGGCGGGTTGGCCAGATAGCCGCGGTCCTGCACGAACGCGGTCAGCGGGACCGGCTCCTCGGCGAAGACGTCCTGGCTGGCCCGCCTGGACAGCAGCACGTCGGCGTCGGTGGCGCCGGCCAGCAGCAGCGCCGCGGACTGCCCGGCCCGGCTCACATGTAGCCGCGCTGGGCCTTGGACCCGGCCCGGTGCAGCGGCCCGCCGTCGTGGCTGTTGTCGCCGTGGTGCTGGTGGTCGTGGTCGTGCGCGGAGGACTGGAAGTGCGCGTGGGAGTGGGTGCCGGTGAACGGGCCATGGCTCATGGGTATGGCGCCGCCGGCCAGCCTGGCGGCCAGCGCGAGCATCGTGGCGGCGGCCTTCTCCCCGTCGTCGTCCCCGCTGACCTCGATGCCGAGCCGGCGGGCGGCGGCCTTGATCTTGGACTTGATCGAGGCGAGCTGGCCGGAGGAGTACTCGGCCGCGTTGTCGCTGTGGTTTATGTACGAAAGAGCGGCCCTGACGTGGGCTTCAGTATCCAGCGGATAGCGCTTCTTGCCGTCCTTCTGGTAGCCCGGGTCAGCGTAGGTCACGTTCCCGTAGGGCTTCTTCGGGCCGCCCTCGGAGGTCTCCCCGGCCATGGCCACGGTCCAGGTGTCCAGCGCGGTGTCCTCCACCCAGTCGCCCGGCGCGGCGGCCAGCCCGTCCAGCGCGACCATGATGGCCTCGGCCAGCTCGGTCGCCTTGACCCGCCGGTCCGCCTGGGCGCACATCTTGGACGCGCGGGCGGCCGGGACGCCCTTCTTGACCAGCGCCTTGAAGGTGGCATGGCCGGAGTGACCGCCGTCCTCGTCGCCATCCTCGCCGTCATTGTCCTTGTCGTCGTCGCCGTCGCTGTCCGCCAGCAGCGCGAACAGCTCGGCCGCGTTCCCCCAGGCGGCGCCGACCAGCGCCCCGGCGCAGTCCTCGTCGTCGGTCGCGCTGACCGCGGTGAGCCTCGCGAGCTTGTCCAGGGCCGTCGTCATCAGGACCTCCCGGCTAGCGGTTTGCCCTGGGTAATCGACGCAAGCTGGCGGTCAGCCGGGCCGGGCCGGTGCCCGCGTCGGCGGGCCTGGTCTGCCGGTTGTCCTGCTGCCCGACGGTCTTGCCGCCCGCCTCGGTCTTCCGCTCGTGCGGCGCGGTCTTGGTGTTGTTGGTCTGCATGCCGACCGACCTGATCCAGTCGGCCAGCTCGGACTCCAGCGCCAGGGCGCCCACGCTGGCCGCGATGAACTTGGCCTGCAGCAGCCGGTGACTGCCCTGCAGCTTGTGCGCGTCACTCAGGAACCGGGTCGCCTCCTCCAGCTGCCGGGTCACCTTCAGCCGGTCCAGCGGGGACATGGCGGCGATCTCGGCGTGCGCCTTGGGGCTGAGCCGGAACGGGGACGGGCCGCGCTGCTGCTCCAGCGGCACCGCCTGGGTGGTGTCGGACTCGGCCGGGAAGCTGACGTCCTTCCCGGTGACGTACCCGGTCCCGGCCAGCGCGGCGAGGTGGTCGATTGCGCTCATGTCAGCCTCCGTGAACCGGCCGAGCTGGGAGGGGCCGGAGAAGACCCCGTGGAAGAACTTGCGGCGGATGCGGTCCGCCAGGGCGCCCACCTTCTGCTCCAGCGAGCGGTAGGCCTCGGTGCGGCCCCGGCTCTCCCGCATGGAGGTCGTCGAGGAGGACTGCTCGGCGGGCGGGGCCTGGGCGAAGATGTTGGCGGTGAACACGCCGGGGCTGGCGTCGGCCAGCTCGGACTTGTGCGCCGAGTAGATGGCCGTCTGGGCGCTGCGCAGCGCGGTCAGCGCCTCGATCGGGGTGTCCTTCTCCAGCTTGACCGCGGCGGCCTCCAGGAACTTGCGCACGGTGCTGGTCAGGGACACGTCGCCGGCGGGCGGCACCAGGGGCAGCAGCGCCCGGACCTCCGCCGCGGTGGGCAGCTGCACGTCCGGCGGCAGCGGCGGGCTCGGCGCGACGGTGGCCGACGGCTTCTGGTAGAGCCCGTACTGGCGGGCCGGCAGCCCGGTGGCAGACGGCACGCTGTAGGGCTGGGCGCCCGGCGCGGTCACGGTCTGCCCGGCCAGGCCGACCTCGGCGCGCAGCGCGGACACCCGGTCCATCGCCTTGGCCTCGCCGGGGTAGTTGGCGGCCAGGTGCCGCATCAGCTTGGCCAGGTGCTCGGCCGCGCTGTCCATGTGCCCGGTCACGTGCTGCAGGTTGTACCGGCGGTCCTCGTCGGTCTTGGCGCCGCGGAACATGTCCAGGTGCACCTTGGCGTGCGCCACGTTGCCGGCCACCGTGTCGGCCAGGTGCGGGGTGGTCGCCTTGTGCTCCAGGGTGCGGGCCAGCCCGACCGCCCGCCGCGCCTCCAGCAGCTTGTCCAGCGCGGCGGCCTCGCCCGGGTAGTGAGCCCTTATCGTAGCGAAGAACCGGGCGCACTTGGTCAGCGCCTTGTCCAGGTGGCGGTCGGCGTGCTCGGCGTTGAACTCGCGGGTCGCGTCGTCCGCCTTGCGGCCCAGGGTGTCGATGTGCACCCGGGCATGGGACAGGTCCCAGCCGATCTCCTCGACCTCGTGCGCGATGCTGGTCACGTGGTCCAGCGGGGTGGGGCCGTCCGAGCCGAGGTTGCGGACGGCCAGCTCGGCCATGGTGGCGGCCAGCGCGTGACCCTTCTTTGTCCGCGCCTCGGTCTTGGCGTGCTGGGCGTGCGCCCGGGCCCGCTTCTGCTCCCACTCGGCGATGTTCCGCTGCGCCGCGGCCCGGACATCGGGATGGGTGTGCCGGGGCTTGCCGCCCTTCTTCCCGCCAGGGGCGATGCCCTCGGCCCACTTAGCCACGATGCCCTTGGCCACGCCGTAGGCCTTCTCCTTGCCGTACCGGGCCACCAGATGCTTGTAGAGATGCTGGATGTACGCCTAACGGGGGAAGCTGCATCCCCTTCACATGCCAGAGCCCGGGACCTCCCGGCGGCACAGTCGGCTGCGGAACCGTTGACGCCTCAGGCGTCCGCGGGGTCAGCTTGACAACCAGCCGCGGCACGGCCCCCGATTCCTCGGTCGGCTGGCAGTGCCGTTCAACATCCTCCGCACCGCCGCCGTCAACATGGCGGTACCACGGACACTCGCGCAACAGATGCTCATGAGCTTCTGAGTCGGTAGCGTCAACGTCGATAACGGCGGCCAGCTCAAGCAGCTTGTCTAGATGCTCCCCCATCCACATCACCCCCCTCCGCCAGCAAGAAGAGCAGCAGAGGCCTGTCGCTCTTGCGGTGGTTGCACCCGGCACACGATGGCGCCAGATTGGTCCAGTCCGTAGGCCCTCCAGCCGCGAACGGCACGATGTGGTCAACGTGCTCCATCGGAGCCCCGCAGTACGAGCACGGGTCACCTCGGATAATCGTCACGTACTCGGCGGTCTCGCCCGTAACCTGGCTAATTTTGGCCTTTGCCAGGCGCCTAACCTGGTCTTTCTCCCACTTGGACGGGCCAGTTCCCCGAACAGCTCGCACCGGGCCCCCGGCCAGCGGGTCACCGTATTTCTTCCACCGCTGATAATGACCGGCGCACCAGCCACGGCGGTAAAGCGGGCGCTTGCACTCCGGCACAGAGCAGGGCTGGTCCTTCAGGCCGGCCCCGAACTTCTCCATGTAGTGCTCGCGGCACAATCCCTTGGACCGGTAGACGCGCCCACAACCAAGCACGCCGCAGATGCCCTTCCGACCTCGGTGATGGACCTGGATAGGCACATGCGCCAGGACATCTCCGTGGACCTCAAGCCTGCGCTTGTGAGCCTGGCACAGCCCTGCACTCTTAACCGGACGACCGCAGCCCAGAACAAAACACTCCACACTCTGTTCTACGCATCAGCCGGGACGGTCCCGATCGCGCGCATCCCGCGGCCCTGGCTGACTTTCGAGGCGCGCCGATGCACTGGCGGCGACGCCAGCCCGGCAGCCCGTAGCTCCTTCAGCTCCCTGGCTCGGTCGCGCTCCACCGCCATCTGCTCCGGGGTGCGCTTCCTGGAACAAGCACGCGCCGAGAAATGCTGCTCAAAGCTCACTCTGAGCGGCTCACGTGACCGGGCGCTCCTGAGCAACCTCCGTTTGTTGAGATCCGTCAACAGCAAAATTCGAATAGCTATTCGATCTTCCTTCACCACCGCGACGTGATACCGGACACCCTGCCCATCAGGTACGTCCCAGCGGATCGTGACCTCGCCGAGAGCATCGTCGTACATCGCAGTCACGGGGTGACCGACCACTCGTGCTCCCACGAGCGCCAAGGTGCACCTGGTCGCGTCACCGCACACTGCTGTCATGATATCGGCGGGCAAGACCTCAATATCCCGAATGTCCGGCTCCCGCTTGTAACCGTTACCCATACGACTACCATGTCGGCCAGCAGGTGCTACCACAAGACGGACTTTGGTACACACCTCTACACTGAACCCATGACAGCACGCCGAGCAACCGCCTACATCAGCGACGCCACCCAACAGATCATGTCGGAGAACAACCTGAGCCTGAGCGACCTGATCCACATCGGAGCTGACATGGCACATGCTGTCAATGGATGGGGGCCCGAAACCAAGAAGGTCCTCGAACGTATAGCCGACCAGGGCGACGTCGAAGGCAAAGGCTGGATCATCATCGGGCTTCCATGGAGCTATGCCGAACCTAACGCCGGGCCTAATTCCTGGATGGAAGGCCCGATGGACTCGCCAAAGGTCGGCCACATAGAGGCCCAGCTGGACGACATGGTACTTATGACCACAGGACTGCTGTGCAACACCCCGCACGGCGAGTGGTGGATTCCATACAGTTCCATCCAATACGTCCGCCCCGTCGACCGCCGACTAGACCGCTGGCCAACCGCACCAGCAAACCGTGCGCCAGGCGGACGCGAGATTCCTAGCTAGGCCAGGGCGCTCATCAGACCGCGCTCAGCGCCTCGACGAACTTGTCCTGCAGCACGGCGCGCAGCCCGGGCTCGTCGATCTCGCCGAGCACGGCCAGGAAGATGTCCCGGACCTTCTCCGGCGGCAGCCCGTCGGCCCGCGGCCTGCTCTTGGTCCGCACGTCATCCCAGCCCCGGGCGATCTGCTCCCAGGCCAGCAGCGCGTCCTTCTCCTGGCCGGGGTGCTGGTAGCCGCCCTTGTCGCCGTAGCCGACCCGGGACGTCTGCTGGTGCTTGTAGTACCACGCCAGCATGACCGAGGTGCGCATGATCTGGGCCGAGGACATCTCCAGGCCCTCGCACTCCTCCTTGGCCTGGACGTACAGCTGCTGGTAGGAGTCCCGCAGGTCCTGGTCGGTCACCGCCTCCGGGCAGGTGAACAGCGCGTCGAACTTGGTCCAGTCGGTCACGCCCGGCTAATCGTCCGCCCGGGCCAGCTTGCGCAGCAGGAACGCCAGCTCCTGGCCGTCGGTGCGGCGGTCGACCAGCTCGAAGTCGCAGCCCCGGGAGTAGACCGGGCCGTACCGGGCGTGGTACTCCGAGCCCCTGATCCAGTAGTCGAACGTGCGCGGGGTGCAGAACCGCTTGTGCGTCGGGTCGGTGTAGCTGTTCTCGGTCTGCCAGTGGGTGGTGTGGATGATCAGGTGATGCCCGGTCTCCAGGATGCGCCAGCACTCGTTGACGAACTCCAGCGGCCGGTCCACGTGCTCGAAGACGTCGAACGCGCGGATCACCGCGACCGACTCGTCCTCGAACGGCCAGGGGAAGGCGTCCAGGTCGTGCACCACGTCGACGCCGGGCACGCCGACCATGTCGACGTTGACCCAGCCTGGCGTCGGCCGGGCGCCGCAGCCCAGGTTCAGCCGGACCTCGGGCACGGCTCCTCCTCCCGCGGCCGGAACCAGCTGTCCGGGCACTCGCGCCGCCAGACGTAGCCCGGCCAGGTCTCGTCGACGTCGGCCGGCACCAGCTTGACCCCGATGTGCCAGCCCTGCTGCCAGGCCTGGCCGGAGGTGATCAACCGGACGGTGTCCGGGGTGTCCTGCTCCAGGTGGCAGTGCGCGGCCAGCTTGGCCAGGTGCTCGTCCAGGCCGCCCATCCATGACAAGTGCCAGCCGGCATCCGGCACCTGACGGTAGGAGTGCCGGGCGTCCCGCGCGGCGGCCAGGTCGAACTGCAGGCCGCGCAGGTGCTCGACGGTGACCGTCACGCCGGTCGGCTCGGGCACCGGCCACAGCCAGTCGGCCGCGAAGCAGGCCACCCGCTGCATGAGCAGGGCCGGCGGCCTGGCCGCCCACACCGCGGCCGAGGGGATCTCGTCCACGTCGGAGATCAGCACCCGGTCCCCCGGGCCGGCCCGCTCCAGCGCGATCCCGGCCCAGTTCCGCTGCTGGTGCTCGCGGACCCACGGGTCCAGGTCCGGGGCGTCCTCGCGGCCGGGCAGGTTGCCGGACACGTAGACGATCTTCTCCTTCCACCGGGCGAACCGCTCCCGGTTCTCGAAGAAGACCCGCGGCTTGGGGTCACCGCGGTGGGTCACGTCCGCCTCGACCAGGACGTGCCGCCAGACCGGGGAGTCCTCCAGCTCGGTGAGCCGGCACTCCAGCATGTCCAGCTCACCGCGGAACATGAAGCAGTCCCACCACCGCATCGGCTACCCCCACGGCCGGGTCTGGCCCGCGGGGTAGATCCCGGGCCGGATCACGCCCATGCCGTAGGACCCGGGCCGGTTCCCCCAGGTCAGCTCGTGCCGGGCGCAGTAGTCGTCCAGCGCCCGGGCCACCGGGCCGGTCGGCCCCTCTAGCTGCCGGTCCCCGACGTCCCACTCCGTATCGTGCACCAGCGCCACGCCGTCCCGGGTCAGCCGGGGCATGTAGACGGCCAGCTCGGCCAGCACGTGGTCGAAGTCGTGCAGGGTGTCGACGAACAGCACCTGGCAGCGGCGGGGCAGCGCGTCGATCACCGGCCCGGTCAGGTCGTCCCCCCGGATGAAGGTCCAGTCCGGCTCGGCCAGCCAGGACTCCGGGACGCGGGGCTCGTCGACGTCGACCGACCACAGCTTGCCCTGCACCTCGATGGCGCCGGCCAGCAGCGCGCAGGTGGACACCCCGGTCCGCACCCCCAGCTCGATGACCCGGGGCCGCCGGTAGCCGATGACGGTCTTGTACATGAACTCCAGGTGACCCCGGATGTCGGACCAGGCGCCGAGCCGCTCCATGTAGTCCTCAGCCACGCTCACGGCCCACCGCCTTCCGCGCCTTGTCCACGTCGCTGCCGCTGATGACCATCCCGGCCTCGTCCACCTGGCCCTGCAGCCAGCGCTCGAACGCGGCCTGGTCAGCCGCCCAGTATGGCATGCTCTCGGCGTACGTGCGGTCGTTTGCCGCTTCCCCGAACACCGCGTGCCGGTGCCGGACGTGCACCCCGTCCAGGTAGGCCAGGCAGCCGGCCAGCCCGCCGAGGTGCTTCCAGACGTCATCGACGAAGTAGTGCCGGCAGCCCGGGTAACACAGCCAGCCCAGCGCCTCCACGATGGCCGCGCTGACCACCGCGCAGGTGGGCAGCCACGCGCCCTGGTGCATGTCGTTGGGGTAGGCGATGCCGCCGCCGATGCGGTCCAGGGCGCCGGCCAGGTCGGCGTCGTAGCCCTGGGTCTCCGGCTCGTGGTCGTCCCCGATCGAGCCGTAGTACTCGTACTGCCCCTCGAACGTGCCGACCAGCTTGTTGGTCCAGCCGGTCAGCGTGTCCCGCTCCCGGAACAGCCACTTGACCCGGGGCCCGGCCGCCAGGGCCTCGGCCACCTGCAGGTAGGCCGGGCCGGCCGGGTCGTCGTGGTCGATGCCGATGGCGAAGTCGGTCTCGGCGGCGGCCAGCTCCAGCCCCCGGCTGAGCAGGACGCCCAGCCGCTCCGGCCGACCGCGGGTGGGGACCGCCCACAGCAGCCTGCGCACTAGCCGGTCCTGATCCCGGAGTCCTCCAGGGCCTGGATCACCGCGGCGTCCTTGGCCTCGCGCAGCTTGCGCAGCGCGGCGCTCAGCTCCGGGCCGTCGTTCAGCAGCTCCGTCAGCTCGATCGCGGCGTGCCAGATGACGGTCGACACGTCCAGCGCAATGCCGTCCAGGTTCGGGTTGGGCACCAGCCACTTCATCAGGTGCAGGGTGCTGCTGTGCCGTCCGGCCAGGTCAGGCGCGGCCCTTCGTTGCATGTCTACCGCCCAGTACGTCCGCGAGCTGCTCGATGGAGGCCTGCTGGCCTCCGCCCGGCAGCATCGGCCCCGAGCCCGGGGGCAGCTGGCAGAGGCGCCGGCTGACCATGGCCAGCGCGAGGGTGAGCCCGGCGGCGCGGTCCTCGACCCGGACCCGGGTCTGCAGCCGCCACAGCTCCTCCATGGCGGCCACCGCGCGGGCGGCGCCGAGCCGGTCGGCCAGCCCCTGGCGGGCGGCCAGCGCCAGGCCCCGCGCGGAGATGGCCCCGCCCTGGCTCAGGACGTCCACGTCGGCCAGGCAGCGGACGATCTCGGCCGTGACGTAGGCCGCGTCCCCGTAGGCGCTCAGCGCGGCTCTCAGCGCCGCGTACATGGCCGGGTGATCGCCGTCGGCGGCGGCCTCCAGCAGGCCCGGCGCGAAGTCGGTCTCGCCGGTCAGCTCGCGCCAGGATTCCGCGCTGCCGATGCCCGCGCTGGCCATCTGGTCCAGCTTCATCAGCGCGTCCCGCATCCGGCCGCGGGCGCTCTCGGCGATGGCGGCCAGCAGCTCGTCTTCCGCGTCGATGCCCTCGGCCTGGCGGACCATGACCAGCCGCCTGAGGATGACGTCGGGCTCCAGCGGCCGGAACGGGTAGGGGCTGCACCGGTTCACCGCGGTGACCGGCAGCCGCCCGGGCTGGGTGGTGACCAGCACGAAGATGACCCGCTCCTCGGGCTCTTCCAGCGTCTTGAGCAGCGCGTCGATGCCCGGGCCGGAGGTGCCGTGCGCCTCGTCCAGGATGAACAGCAGGTACTCCCCGCCGGTCCCGTAGCCGGCCCGGGCGCGGATCTCGCGGACCTTGTCCACGGTGCCGTTGCTGGCCGCGTCGACCTCGTGCACGTACGGGTGCCGGCTGTCAGCGACCGCCAGGCAGTCCTCGCAGGCGCCGCACGGCCAGGCCTTAGCCGGGCCCGGGCCGGCCTCGCAGTGCAGCGCCGCGCCGAGGATGCGGGCCATGGTGGTCTTGCCGCAGCCGCTCTCGCCGTAGAACAGCAGCGCGCCGGGCACGGTGCCGCGCTTGGCCATCAGGAACAGCAGCGCGACCGACGGGGACTGTCCGAGCATGTCCCCGAACTGGCGGGGCCGGTACTTGCGGGCCAGGTCAAGCGACATCGGCGGCCCTCTCGCACGCGGCGTGGTCGGCGCACCAGTGCTGCCCGGCGAAGGTGACCCCGCCCGGGCAGACCAGCGCCATGACGGCCAGGCCGCGGGCCAGCGCGTTGAACGCCGCGGCAGTCTCGCCCCGCTTGCCGCCGCGGAACAGGATCACGTCGCCCTTGCTGGCCACGATGTCCGCGGACTCGCGGGCCAGGCCAAGCAGCTCGGCCTCGGGCCTGCCGCCCAGCTCCAGCATCCACATGGGCACCGCGGCCTGCAGCGAGGCCACGAGCACGTCGTCATCCGACAAGGACTTGCCGACGATCATCCCGGCCTCCTGCCGATGCCGCCGAGGAAGGCCTGCCCGGGCGGAGCGGCCTGCTGGGCGGGGACGGCCAGGCCGAGCTGGCACCCGGGGTCCTCGGTGCGCTCCAGCCGGTGCGCCCAGGTGCCGCCGCACTCCCCGCACTCGCGGAAGGTGCAGGTGCCGTCGAACTCCAGCACGGCGGTGCCGGCGCAGGGCGCGTAGATGCAGGGAACCGGCTCGTCCAGCCAGAGCACCAGCTCAGCGGTGCCGGGGTTTTCCACAGCTCTCTCCCCACCTGTTGACGATTGCGCGGCCCGAGGGAAGACCAGGCCGCGTCCGGTAATACGCGGGCCCGGGCGAGCCCGGCGACAATCTGCCCGCCGTCCTCGTCCTTGCACCGGGGGCAGAAGTCCATGTCGAACACTTCGTCCAGCAGCCCGGCCGGGATGCCCCGGCCGCAGCGCAGGCACGCCTGCCCCTCGCCGCGGAAGAAGTCGACCCGGGTGGCGACCTGCCGGGCGGCCCCGATCCAGCTGGGCATCCCGGCCAGGGCGGCGTACGCCTGGTAGGGGCCGAGCCGGCCGCGCAGCAGCATCCGCAGCCTGACCTGGTGCCCGTCGCGGACCGCCCACATGTCCTGCACGTGGTCCTTGGCGTCACCGTCCTCGGGGACCTCGCCCCCGTAGAAGCTCTCTTTGCGGAGCCGGACCGGAATCTTCTCCGCCGCGTCCCAGGCGGCCAGCAGGGCGGCCAGGTCCTCCGGGGCCCGGTCGACCGGCAGCTCCCACAGGCTCAGCGGCCGGACCGGCAGCTGCGCGTCGGCGGGCAGCAGGGCGAACGGCTCCGGCCCGGGGGCCAGCTCCATCCAGGGGGCCAGCTCGCGGCCCATCACCTCGACGATCCACCCGGCGCGGGCCGGGCTGACCCACCGGGTGACGCCGAACTCGATGTACTCGGCCCCGTCGGTGCGGTCCCGGTAGACCATGTTGTCGCTGGCCAGCCGGACGGTGTGCGCGGCGATCGGCGGGCAGCCCCCGATCTCCTCGACGGCCCGGAACGCGGCCCGGCGGATCAGGTGCTGGTAGAACTCGTTGGAGACCATCCGGTGCGCGCGCGGGCGGCTGGTCTTGACCCGGATGCGGCAGGCGACCGTGGAGTGGTCCAGCGGGGTCACCGGGTCGGCGCGCAGGTCCCGCTCCTGCCTGCCGTCCCGGATGTAGTCCCGGCGCAGCTCCAGGTCCTCCCGGCTGCACGCGCCGCAGGTGTTGCCGGCGCAGCCCTCGTCGCACCGCTGCACCCACTCCACGCCGCGGTACTCGCCCTCGCAGTCCTCGTCGTAGGTCTCCGCGTCGGTGTTCTCCAGCAGGTCGACCATGTCCCGGTAGGCCCGCCACATCAGCCCGGCGGACACCCCGGTCTTGATGTGCTCCCAGCCGAACAGGTCCTCCCGGTACCGCTCGCCGAACAGGTCCTCCAGCCCGTTGCGGAACCCGCGCCGGGCCAGCGCCGCGTCCAGCCGCTCGCGCATGTCCTTGGGGAACCCGCCCCAGGAGGCCCGGTCCAGCTCCTCCAGCACGTCGACGATGGCCTCCCCGGCCCGCCGGGACGCCCGCTGGCAGGCCTGGAAGAAGGCGAGCTTGGCCGGGCTGGCCTTGCTGCCCAGCTTCTTGTCGATGTGCAGCTCGCTCAGCTGGGACAGCGCCGCCTGCAGGGTGTAGTCCGGGGCGGTGACCGCGAACCACTGCAGCGGGGTCTGCGCCTCCACGATCAGCGGCGTGTAGGAGAACTGGATGCGCACCCCGCGGGCGTCGGCGCCGAACGACTCGCGGACGTCGGCCAGCCGCCGGCCCAACTCGACCACCCGCATGACGTCGGCGGCCTCCTCGCCGGGCCAGTTGGTGATGAAGTAAATCTTTATCTTCCTGATGCCGCACCTGATAGCGGCGGTGACCGCGCGGACCACCTCGTCGTCGCTGGTGCCCTTGCCAGCCACGTCCCGCAGCCGCTGGCTGCCCGCCTCCAGGCCGAGGGTCAGGCTGTCCTGCCCGGCCGCCTTCAGCAGCCGGGCGAACTCGGCGCCCTCGGAGGTGAAGTCGTCGATCCGCATGGAGCTGGCGTCGATCCAGGGCGTGACCTGCTCCATGATCCCGGCGATCAGCGCCTTGAGCTGGGTGTGCACCGGGGGGTCGGGGGCGACCAGGCTGATGTCCAGCGAGCCCATGTTCAGCCGCCACCGCTTAGCCGAGGCCAGCACGTAGGGCACCGAGCGCTGCCGGTACGGCTTAGTCACCCAGCTCAGCTTGCAGAAGCTGCACCAGCAGGTGCAGCCGCGGCCCACCTCGACGTCGCCGGAGCCCATGCCCGGGTCGGAGTACAGCAGCGGGGACCGGGTGAACGGCGCGATGGCGTTCAGGTCGCGCACCTGGCGGGCGCGATGCGTCAGCCCCAGCGACGAGGCCATCCCGGAGACCATCAGGGTGGTCTCGGGCAGCCCGCGGTCCTGGTACTTGTAGGTGAACTCGGTGAACCGGGGGAAGTAGACGTGCGGGAACTGGCGGGCCAGCCGCTCGTAGCAGCCGAGCCGGTCCCCGGCCCAGGCGCCGTCCGCTTTCATTGACGCGATGACAGCGCAGAAGTCGCTGATCCCGCCGGGGTTGCCCGGCTCGTCCTCGACCTCGCCCAGCCAGAAGCAGTCCAGCATCGGGGAGATGAACTCGGGCGCGCTGTAAGCCTGCCCGCCGGCCATGACCATGGGGTAGTCGGCGGCCTGCTCCTGGCGGTCCCGCCAGCGCAGCGGCACCCCGCTCATGGCCAGGGTCTTGGCGTAGTTCATCGCCAGCACCGGGTAGCTGACCGAGGTGCCGACCACGTCGAAGTCGGTCAGCTGGTGCCGGGTCTCGATGCCCCAGGCGGGCAGCCCGGCCCGCTCCAGGATGCCCAGGTCGCGCGGGGTGGCGGGCAGGTACCACCGGTCCGCCAGCCAGGACGGGTCGCCGTCGTTGATTCCCCAGTACACGACCGGGATGGCCATGTTGCCCGCGGCCTGCTCATACGGCCAGGAAGCGGCCATCAGCCAGCGGACCGCGGACCTGGACTTCCACAGTAGCGCCCGGTCAAACCCCGACTCGGCCAGCACGGTGTTCGGCTCGTCGCCGAGAAACTGCATCGGGCCGTCCATCAGGGCGAGATTCTCCCCGTCGCCGGCCTCCAGCCAGCGGCCGATGAACTCAGGAGTCCGGCTCGTCATCAGGTCGCTTCTCCATCACGTAGATCACCTGCAGCTGCGGCTGGCCGAACTCCACCGAGCGCCGGATCTCCGCGCACGCCTCGGCAGCAGACATGCCCTTCGGCAGCTGCAGGGTCAGCAGGACCGCCAGTTCCACTCACTCGACTTCGGCTTCGGTGACCCGGGTCACCAGGTCCGGCCCGAGCGACAGCCGGACCCGGCTGTCCGCGTACCGGCCCAGCTCCGGCTGGTGGGTGACGATGAGATGCTGCACCCCGGTCTCGGTGGCCACCTGTTGCAGGAACTCGGCCATGGCCGGCACGAGGTCCTCGGACAGCCAGGTGAACGGCTCGTCCAGGACCAGCATCCGCCGGACGTCCGGGGTGAGCAGCAGCACCACCAGGCGGAGCACGTAGCCGACCACCGCGGCCAGCCCGCCGCCGTGCGAGTCGAGCACCGGCCGCTCGGTGACCGCCCCGTCCCGCTCGGTCCGGATCAGCAGCCGCAGCACCGCCTGCCCGCCGACCTCGTCCGGCACCACCAGGAACGACAGGTGCGGCCCGAACACGGCCTGCAGCGCCCGGGTGACCAGGCCCTCGACCTGGCCGCGGGCGGTCTCCTGGGCCTGCTCCCCGATCGAGGTAAGCAGCGAGCCGACCTTATCGTACAGCTCCAGCTGCGCGGTCAGGGCCGCCACCTCGGCCTCGGCGGCCTTGCCGGCCTCGGCCACCTGCTGGGCCCGCCCGGCCTGCCGGTCCAGGTGCTGGCGCTGGCCGCGGACCGCCGCGGCCAGCTCGCTAACGCTGCTTCCCGCCATGGCGGTACGGCCGGGTGCGGTTGTAGGCCATCTTGCGCGTGTACTCGGCCTGCAGGTCGACGCCGTAGAACTCGCAGAGCTGGGCGAGGAACATCAAGATGGTGCCGAACTGGCGGCGCCAGGTCCAGCCGCCGCGGTCGCCCTCCTCATCAGGCCAGTCGTCCGCGTCATGCGCCATGGACGCCTTGGCGATCATGACGTGCAGGATGTCCATGTTGGTGAGGAACGAGCCGCTGATGCTGTAGCGGCCAGCGTGCCGGGATGCCTCGGCGGCCAGGTTGACGCCGAACAGCTCGCTGTCGTCCAGCAGCCGGATGAGCAGGTCGGCAAACTCGCTGCCGACGCCCTCGGGCTTGCTGGCATCCAGCGCCAGCTGGTTCCCGGTCACCTTGCCGGTCATGTCGGTCATGTCCCAGTGCCGCCAGGCGGACCCGGCCTCGGAGACCTCCTCGTGCAGCAGGGCCATGCAGTCGGCGAAGACCGGGGGGTCCTCGCGCCAGCCCATGGCGTGGCAGTACCGGTCGACCTCAGCCTGCATCTCGGGCAGCGGCCAGAACTGAATGATTGCGCTCATGGTGGTTCATACGTCCCAGCCGCGCTTCCGCAGTGCCAGGACCATCGCGCCGAACTCCTCGATGGCGCGGCGCACCGCGGTGAGCGTCTCCTCGTCCGGCAGGTACGGCCCGTCCCGCACGATGGCGACGTTGACCGCCCGCACGCCCTTCTCCGACAGCTCGGTGTCATAGGTGACCGGAGTGCCCTCGGCCAGCTCCTCCTGGCTGGTGCCCGGGGCCAGGCCCCGGACGTGCACGAACACGTCAGCGCCGCCCTCATCGGGAGTGATGAAGCCGAACCCGCGGCCGGAGTTGTACCGTCTTATCTGCCCGCTGCTCACCGGGGGCTCCTCAGTAGCCGAGGTGCTGCGGCAGCATCTGCGGGATGACCCCGTAGACGCCGGCGGCCTCGTCGGCCAGCAGCAGGTGCGAGCGCTGGCGGCCGGGGTCCCTGCCGACCCGGAACCGGCAGGAGGCGGCCGGGTGGACGTCGAGCATCGCGTACAGGAAGCCGCCGTTGACGATGAGCTGGCGTGGCCCGCCGCCCCAGGTCGCGCCGATGGTCTCCCGGGCGCCGTTGTCGTCCTTGTCCCGGGCCACCAGGGTCAGGCGGCCCGCCTCCAGCTCCAGCGCGATGGCGGAGGTCTCGGCGTCGGCGTTGATCCGGACCCGGCGGATGGCGGCCAGCAGCTCGGCCTTGTCCGCCTCCAGCTCCAGCTCGTTGGCCCGCGCGGCGGCCAGGTGCTTGTCGCTGAGCGCGAACTCCTTGCCGTGCTTGAGCACGGCCAGGGTGACCGGGCCGAGCCGGAACGCCAGCGCGCCCTCGGTCTGCCCGGCCGCGGCGCTCTCCTCGGCCCCGGCGGCCAGCAGCTTGCACAGGTCGTCGAGCACCGAGGCGGGGATGCCGCAGGGGAACGGGAAGCCGGGCACCGGGGCGCGGGCGAACTGGCCGCTGTCCCACGCCGAGGCGCACATGACCTTGCCCCACGCGGCGATGCCGACCTGGGTGTACTGCGGGCGGCCGGTGTCCTTGCCGACCGCGTGCCGCACGACGGACAGCGCGCCGAGCAGTTCCTTGCGGCCGACCGGCTCGAAGGCCACCCCGGCCAGGTCGAGCAGCACCGGGTACCGGGTGCCGGGCGGCAGCTTCAGCGTCCAGCTGGCGGCGCCGGCGGTCACGGTCGCGTGATTCCGCTTCACCGCCACGGTGACGTCGCCGTCCGGCGCCTCGGCCAGCAGCGCGCGAAGCTTGCGGGCGGGCAGGTAGAACACGCCCTCGCCCTGGGTGGTCACCGAGGCGGTCTCGGCCCACACGGTCTGCACCATGTTGGTGCCGGCCAGCTGCAGCCAGCCGGCCCGGACGGTGACCTGGAAGCAGCCGAACACCTCCTGGATCAGGTGCCCGGTGGGGATGACGACGACGGCCTGGTCGACCAGCCGGGCCAGCGCGAACCGGCGGACGGTGAAGGACAGCTCGCCGTAGTCGACCTCAGCCATTGCCGCCCGCCCCGGCCAGCTCGGCGCGGACCTTCGCCAGCTCGGCGGCCAGCTGCTCTTCCAGCCCGGCCAGCAGCTCCTCGGCCTCCTCGCCGGGCGCCACGCCGAACTCGGACTGCAGCGCCTCGGCGGCGGCCCCCTCCCGGGCCTCGGCCTGCTCCAGCCGGTGCTGGGCGCGGGCCCCGGCGGCCTGCGCCTCGGCAATCTGCCCGCGCAGCGCGGCCACCTGCTCCTCGATGCTCGGCATTTACCGGATCACCCTCCGCCTATTAACCGCGAACCGCTGATCTTCTCCCATCAGCGGACCTCCTGCATCCTGATACGTCCGGCCGCGAACGAGATCAGAAACCGTTCGCTGAGAGACAGAGAACTCCAGCGCCAGCTCACGCTGCAGCCCACCTCCGCCTGAATACCTGACCCTGATGAGACGTGCTTGCTCGTTAGTCAGCTTCGCTAGCGAATTACGCTCACCGGGCTGCTGCTGAATCAACCGCGCCCGCCCGCGCTCAATGCACTCCCGGACATTCTGCAGCTGCGTCCCCTCGTGCACATGCGACGGATTAAGAGCATTGCAGCACAAGGTGAAATCACAGCCGTGCAGGCCATGCGGGTCTGGCCAGCGGCCATAGACGAGAGCGAACGCAACACAGTGCGCCGGACGGTTACACCGTTTCGCGACACCGAGCTGCCCGGCCTGCAACCGGAACTGACCGTAACGCCCGTGCGCTGCCAGCCACGGCCAGCACTCGCCATATCCCCGGCGGTCCACCTTCTGCCAGAAGCGCTCCTCAAGCGACAATGCTGACACGGCCCCTCCCCCCACGGACAGTCCACGCTGGGCAGGCGTGCGAGACCTCGCACCACTGGCAGTAGTCACCGGGACGAGGGTCCAGGCGGCCGGCCAGGATGTCGGACGCGGCCCGCTCGATCCGGGCGCCCATCTCCCGGATGGCCGCCGGGGTGATGGTGACCGGCAGCACCCGCTGGTCGCACATCGGCTGGATCAGCCCGGCCATGGCCGGCCAGCGGCCCAGCGCCTCGGCGCCGGAGGCGCGCACCGCGATGGCGTAGAAGACCAGCTGGGCGACCACCTTGCGCCAGTACTCGTTGTTCCGGGTGGCCTTGAGGTCCCACACCGCGATCCGGCCGCGGTTGTCGAACACGAGCAGGTCGATCTCGCCGACCAGCCGCACCGCGATGCCGTGCACCTCGAAGGGAATGTCGAACCGGTACGCCGGGGTCCAGCCGAACGGCAGGCAGTACTCGGCCAGGATGGGCTCCAGCCGGGTGACCAGCTGGAGGCAGAAGTCGCGCACCTCGCCCTTGTCAGTCGGTGACCGCCACTTGACGATGCCGTCACCCGTCTCCCGGGCGGTGCGCTCGGACTCATCGAAGATTTCGTCGATGTGCCGGGCCATCCAGCCCAGCTCCTGTTCCTCCATGCCGAGCCAGCGGCGCTGGGCCAGGTCGCACACGTTACCGCCGAAAAAGGACCGGATGTCGGCCACCTTGGCCTTCTTGCGGTCGGCCAGCAGCTGCCCCTTCTGCGGGCACTCGTCATGAACTCGAAGCCGCGACCAGCTCAGCCTCACGGGCCCCTGCTCTACGCCAGTCCTTTCGGGCATCCAGCACCACCTCCTCTCGTCACAAGCCACCACCAAGGACGTCACCGGCCACCGACTGCAGCTTGATGTCGTCTTCCTCATAGAAGGGGTTGATCCCGAGTACCGGCACTCCGGTCTTCTCCTGGATCATGCGAGCTGCCTCGGGCCAGTCCTCGTAGAACAGCACCGGGTCGAATCCACGTTCACGAAGGCTGTTGATGTAGTCCACCTTCAGCACGCCGTTCGGCCGGATGTCGCCGATCTCGCGAAGCACGAGAGCGTCATATTTGACACCATGACCAGACAGCCAGCGCTCAGTCGGGTCCAGAGCCGAGGCGCTACGGCCCGACACTATGTGAATGAGATTATCCGGCCAGGTCAGACGCAAAGAGGTAGCAGTACCTAGCAGCAAAGAATCATCCGGGCAAGCCGCCGAATACGCCTCCCAACTAGAAGCCGGATCGACCATCGGCGACAGGTGCCAGCGATGCCTCGTATGTGCAAGAGTCGAATCCAGATCGCTCAGCACAACCCTTCGCAGCGACCGGCGCACCCACAACTGGATTTCGTCCCGGTACCGCCAAGCCCGCTCCAGCTCGGAATTACACCTGTGACACAGCAAGCCGCGAACGCACCGCCCGCAGGACCGGTTCGGCTCGGGACAGCATGAGTGGTCGTGGTCTATACAGAGCCGCTTACCGCCTTCCTTGGGAGGCCTCCGGCAGATACCGCACCTGCCGCCCTGGGCCTCGAACATCTCCTGCCACTGCGCCGGAGTGATTCCGTACCGGCTGAGCTGATGAATCCAATGCCCGACCGGGTCCTTACTCCGGCAAGACCTGCACTTAGCCCCTCCAGTTGCCGACCGCTCCCTACGCATGCGCTTACCGCACGTACCACACGGGCCATACCAGAACTTAACGCTCTCACCCGAATTGACCCTGGGCACTATGATTTCCTTCCCTCGTGCGCGGCGGCGGTCAGCAGCTCCTCGGCCAGCTCCTCGACGTCGGCGCCGAGCCCCCGCTCCCTGATCTCGGCGATGACGCCCTCGATGCTCAGCCGCGGCAGCGACACCTTGGCCAGGTCGGCCCGGAACGCGTCCAGGCGGCCCGCCCTGGCCGCCTCGGTGGCGGCCTCCTCGGCCAGGAACACCTCGGCCCCCGGCCGGGCGTCCAGCGGCATGAAGCTGAACGCCCCGGTGCTGTCGTCCCACAGCGTGAAGCCGGGGGTGCGGTCCAGGTTGTAGTCATCCAGCGAGCCGCGGGACAGCGCCCCGTAGTTGCAGAAGGTGACCCCGTCCACCTCGAACTCGCCGTGCGGCTCGTGGATGTGCCCGTAGAACACGCTGCCCTGGTTGCCCATCGCGCTGGCCCACCAGGCGGCGGGGGTGTACTCGGCGCCCTCGTAGCGGGGCTCCTGCCCGGGCGGGTAGATGGGCGCGTGCGTGACCACCAGGGCGGGCTGCACCGGCAGCTCCGGGTTCCGCCAGCGGTCCAGCGCGGCCTCGATATGGCCCTCGGACCAGTGCTGCTGCCAGGGCACGCCGTACAGCCAGGCGAACGGATTGCGGTCCTCGAAGGCCCAGCCGCCCAGCCGGGTCAGCCCGGCCTTGTACAGCACGCCGAGCGGCTGGGTGGCGCCGACCGACTGGGGCCGGTCGTGCTGCATGTCGTGGTTGCCGTCCACGGCGAGCACCTTGCACGGGTAGGACTGGATGACCCCGATCAGGTCCATCAGCAGGGCGTGGTCGGTGCGGGACGGCGCCTTGTGGTGGAAGGTGTCGCCGGCCCAGGTGACGGTGACCACGTTCAGCTCGGCGGCCCACCGGGCGGTCTGCTCCAGCAGGCCCAGCAGGTCCGGCCAGTACGTGTCGGTGCACCGCGACGGCGGGCGCCGGGTGGCGTGGATGTCAGCGATCAGCAGATGTAGGCCCACACCCTGTTTATACGGGCGGGGTCTGTCAGACGCCGATGAGTGCCTTCCAGGTGCTGGGGCCGACGACGCCGTCCGTGGCGAGGTGGTAGAACCCCTGGACCGAGACGACGCCGGCCTTGGTGGCCGCGTCGAAGCTGCCGTTGGCATGCACCGCCTTGGCCGGCCCGAGGTTGTTTACCTGCCCGATGACGGCGACCAGGGCCTGGAGGCGGTGCACGTACCACACGTGCCCGGCCCGGTCGATGCTGCCCTGGGAGAGGGTGGGGAGTGCCATGACGGCCTGCTCCGTCCAGTCGGTGACCGGCGGGGCCGGCTGGCTCCCGCCGAAGGCCAGCGCGGCCAGCTGGCTGATGGTGCCGTGGTAGACGCTGCAGTCGCAGCTGCCGATGCCGGGCACCTGGTAGCGGTCAGTGAACTGCCACAGCCGGTGCGCGGCGCCGGGCTCGGCGGACCCGTAGGAAGCCACCCAGTCCACCGGTGCCAGCCCGGTGGACTGGGCGAAGTAGGCCCCGGAATAGCACCAGGGGGTGTCGCCCAGCTCGTTGTGCACGATGCCGGCCCAGGCCTGCCAGCGGCCCCGCTGGCTGCCGCCGCCCTCCTCGATGTCGGCGATGACCTTCTCGCCCTTGTTCAGCCTGCCGACCAGCTGGCACAGCGCGCGGGCCTGCGCGCCGGCGTCCTGCCCGGCCACCACGTACTGGTAGATGCCGACGAACCTGGCCCCGCCGGACCACAGCGCCCGCCGGCGCTCGCCGCCGTACCAGGACCGGTCGTCATGCTGGCTGCCGTACATCGCGCGGATGACGATGGCCTGGGACCAGCGCAGGTACGCGGCGTCGTTGACCGACGGCTGGAACTCGCTGATGTCGGCCAGCAGCACGGTGTTCCCGCTAAACCCGAGCGCGGCGTGCAGCCGGTCGTCGGCGGGATTCTCGGCCGCGGCCCGGCCTGCTCGGAACATGGCGCCTCCCGGAGCGGCTGAGAACGCCTCAGCCCCCCTGAGCGATCGGCCTACGTCACGGGCTGCCCGCACGTCGGGCACGTCCCTGCGGCCACCAGGGCGCCGTGCAGGGCCTTGTGGGCGCCGGCCTCGGCCTGCTCGGCGCCGCGCGCCAGGACGATGTCCACGGTGACCTCGCGGGCGGCGTCGGCATGCTCGTCCAGCAGCGCGGCCAGCCGGTCCCGGCGGGCCAGCAGCTCGTCCAGCGCCGCCGTGGACGGCGGCTCGGCAGCCTGCGCGGCAGCCCGGGCCTGGCGCGCCTGGTCTCCCGACTCGGCCACCCGGGAGACCAGCCCGCGCAGCTGCTCCAGCTGCGCGGCCAGGCCCTGCGCCGTCTCCAGCGCCGCCTCGGCCCGGCCGATGGCCCGGCGCCGGTCCCCGAGCCCGGCGAACTCCTGGGCCTGCTCGCGCAGCTCGGCCAGCCGGGCGTCGGCGCCCTTCAGGTCACGGGCGGCCTGCTTGCGGCGGCGGCCCGCCTCGGCCGCGGCGGCCAGCACCATGGACACGTTGGTCAGGCGGCCGAGCACCGCGGCGACGTCCCGGCCGGACTCGGTCAGCAGGAACGGCGGGTCGGGCTGGCGGGCGATGTTCAGGTCGCCCAGCCGCAGCAGCTCCGAGGCCTCGTCCGGCACCCCGCCCTGGAGCTTGGTGAACTCGGCCGCGGCCGGGGCGCGCGCGCCGGCCACCCCGCCCTGCAGGATGCGGAGCCGGTACGCGTCCTTGCCCCGGGCGGTGGACCGGGTCAGCCGCAGCACCCAGCCCTCGTCCGCCGAGCCCGCGGTCACCGTGCAGGTGGTCATGCCGGTGCTGATGTAGGCGGTGCCGCGCGCGTTGCGGGCCAGCATGACCAGGGCCCGGACCAGGGCGCTCTTGCCGGAGTTGGACGGGCCCTCGATGACGGTCAGCGCGCCCAGCTCAATCCGCGCCTTGCGCAGGCTCTGGTAGCCGGCGATCTCCAGCGCGTCGATCATGCCGCCGCCCCCTGGCTCAGCATGAGCAGCGCGGCGGCCAGGGCGTGCCGCCAGGACGGGGCCGGGCCGCCGACGGTCAGGCCGGGCTTGCGCACCTGCCAGTGCCACACGTCAGTCTTCCAGACCCGCGCTCTCACCGGACCCGCCTCTCCGCGGCCGAGAAGCCCATGCCCCACAGCACCTGGCCGATCCGCATGTCCGCCTCCTGGTCCGCCGGGCCCAGCCGGTCGAACGGCACCAGCCAGGACGGCTTGGGGTCCGGCTGCTCGCGCGCCCAGCCGATCCAGACCCGGCGGACCTCGCGGCCCAGGTCCTCCCGGGTCACGCCCGCGGCCTCCATGGCCTCGAAGATGTCGAACATCAGCCTGCCTCCATCCTGAACGACCAGCCCGGGTACTCCGCCATCCAGCTACTACCGCACTGCGGGCAGACCTGGAACCGCTCCGGGGCCTCCGGGACCTCCTCGACGCTGTCGGCGTCGGCGTCCCAGTACGCCTCGAACTCGGCGCCGCAGCCCGGCCGGGGACACGTCAGGATGGCTCTCAGCACGACGGTCACGGTTTCTAATCTCCTCACCGCGCAAGCTTGAAGAGTTTCTCGTCCTGGCCCTTCCACGGCAGGTCGGTCCGGTCCTTGGGCTTGGTGCAGGACTTGACCGCGCTGGTGCCGTGCCCGCAGACCGCGCAGTGCTTGTCCGGGCCGGTCGGCTCGGCGTCGTGCGGCGCGAAGCCGAGAGCCCGGTAGCCGGACTTGTGCCGGGTGAACGGGGTCACCGTCCACCGGCAGGACCAGTCCACATCCCGGTGCCCGGCCTCGCGCCGTTCGGCGTAATAGGTCTTCCTCATCATGATGACCCGGACCCCGGTCTTCAGCGAGGCGCGTTGCGCGCGCTTGACCGCATGGCGCTCAACGTGCGCCCTGGGCGCCACCGCCACCTGGTCCTTGAGGTACTGCCACAGCACCGCGGCCCAGATGACGATGTCATCCGGCGTGTTCGGCACGGCATCCGGCCGGGCGAACCGCTGGCCGAACGGCACGAACACCGAGTGCGACACGGTCAGGGGCGTGCCCACCTCGCGCATGACCGCGGCGGTCGCCTCGCTCCACAGGTCGTCGCGGTCCTCGGTGCTGGCCCAGCTGGTGATCCGCACCCCGGCCCAGGTCTCCCGGCCCAGCTCGGCGGTCTGGCGGCACCAGGACACGGCCCGGTTCATCAGCGTCCCGCGGCCCTTGGGGGCGTCCAGCAGCAGCGGCTCGTCCAGCCAGACGAACCCGGCGATGTCGTTGCCGTCCAGGTCGGGGATGTCGGCGCTGTCCAGGTGCATGACGTGGTTGCGGGACTTGCGGTAGGTCTCGGTGACCGCGGCGGCCATCTCGGCGGTGACCTGCACGGCGTCGGAGGCGTGCAGCTGCCGGGCCAGCAGCGCCAGCAGCTCGTCCCCGGAGGTGATGCCGACGAGCATGTAGCCCCAGGCGGCGGCCAGCTTCTCGTCCGCCGCCCCGGATATGGCCCGGGCGCCCTCGTCGACGAAGTCCCGGTAGAAGTCCGTCAGCCCCGGGTGCGGGCTCTTCAGCGCCTCGTACAGGCCGGTGCGCATGTCCAGCACCTGGCCGCCGGACAGGCCGCCAGGCGCGGAGCGGATCAGCGGCGGCAGCTCCAGCCGGGGTCGGCGGAGCCGCACTGACTGGCCCTCGGGCTGGGCCAGCCCGGCGTCGCGCATCCGGCCCAGGTCGCGCTTCTCGGCCTCGCTGACCGGGTAGACGGCCGAGCCCGCCGGGATGACGGTGCCCGTGCGCAGCCGGACCGGGGCCTCGGTGCGGCCGACCGACTCCGGTCGGCTACCGGGCCAGCCCTGAGCCTCACCAGGCGTCATATGCCGCCTCCTCGGCCCGGACCCTTTGGTCTGCTTGCGCTGATCCTGGCCGCGGTTCCCGTGCTGGCGCTTACCCTTGGCTTTCCTGCCCATAAGCGCATCATACAGGCATTCTTTACTTGAGTCAAGCTATTGCTTGACACTGGTCAATGCACGTCCTGATACACCAGCCCGCGTCCAATGGTCGACACCTGCTGCTGAGAGATGCCGAACCGAACGGCCAGAATCCGCTGTGACATCGTGCCGAGCAGCCTGCGAAGCTCGCGAACTTGATCGTTGGACAGCTTCGCGTTGGCGGAACGACGCCCCGTTGACCAGGCTGCTGGATTGGTAGCGCGCCCACGCTCAACCATTTCCCGCATGTTGTCTGCCTGAGTCCCCTCGTGCACATGCTCCGGGTTCTCCGCATTACAGCACGGCCGGAAATCACAGCCGTGAAGCGCCTGCGGGTCCGGCCAGCAACCATGCACCAGCCGGTACGCCACCACATGGGCACCGAGCAGACGGTACGCCTCCAAGCCGAGCTGACCAGGCACCAGGCGAAACTGACCGTAACCCTTGGAGCCGAACGAGGCGGTCCAGGGCCAGCACGCCGCTAGCCCTGCACTGCGATCCACCTTGACCCAGAAGCGAGCCTCGACCGACTGCACTCAGTCCTCGCCGACGTCCTCGTAGGACGGCTCTTCCCAGTCAGTCGGCAACATCCTGCGGCACCCGTGCCTGAGCTGCCCGGTGCACCTGGCTCCGACGCTATGAATTATGTGGCCACCGGCAGCCATCAGCTGATCTACCGACCGTCGCCCCAGACCAGGCAGGTTGGCAGCAAGTGTCGTGGCATTCAAAAGATCGTACATGGTGATGTCGCCGCCCGTGTCGGCCATCGTCTCGATCACCGCCATAGCGCGGGCCTTGGGGATGCCGAACTGCTTGAACAGGTCCCTCAGCACCGTCGACACGTCCGGCAGCACCGGCACGGCGGTCAGCTCCTGGACGTGCCCGAAGCCGTCCTCCAGCCCGGCGAAAATCTCGTCGACCGCCTCGGCCATCCAGGCGTAGGCGTCCTCCTCGGTCATGCCCCGGCGGGAGAACGGCTTGGGCCGGTTCGCGATGTCGCGCTGGCCGTTGGTGCAGATGTACCGGAACAGGTACCCGCAGGCCGTGGTCGGCTTGAGACCGATCAGGCTGTTGGTGAACTCCACGCCCAGGCACCAGGCGTCGTCGTCGTACCCGGTGCCCTGGATGTACTGGGCGGCGCCGGGGATGACGATCCGCATCCCGGTGTGCTCCAGGTCGTGCTCGAACTTGTAGTCGACCACGGCCGACGCGGCTGCCGCCGGGCCGTACTTGGCGGCCACCCGGCCCATGACCGTGTCCAGCAGCCCCAGGTTGGAGAACGGCACCGCGGCGGCCCTGGTCTGCGCCACCGCCAGCGGGCACGGCGCCCCGTCCGGGTCCTGGCCCTGGCCGGCGGTGAGCAGCTTGAGCTGCCGCTCGCCCAGGTGCTCGTGCAGCGCCCAGTGCACCGACCGGACCTGCAGCTCGGGGGTCCAGTCGACCTGCAGCTGCTGCGGGATGCGGCTGGTGCTGCCCAGCTGCTGGGCGGCCTGGAAGGTCATCTGGTAGACGCCCTTGTCCGGCACCTCGATCCAGGCGGACGCGGGGTCGGTCAGGTCGCCGTCGGCCCAGCCCTTATCGTACCGCACCCGGACCCGCTGATCCCCGGCCGCGAAGGCCACCCCGGACAGCGGCTCGCTGCCGCCCAGCCGGGCTCTCGCGTCAGCCATCGGGACCATGGTCATGGCGGTCAGGGGAATGCCGGAATAGGTCACGGGGGCCTCCTCGTCACGGGCTCTTCTACCCGGTAATACGGACACGCTTGGAGTCAGCGGGCTGGCCGTCGTCCTCGCTGCTGCCGAGCGGGTCCAGGGCGGGGTCCGCGGGCTCGGCCGCCGCGGGCTCGGCCGCCGCGGGCTCGGCGGCGTGCAGCTCCAGCTCGATCCGCTCGGCCACGTCCGGGTGGTCGCGCAGGTGCTGGGCGGCGTTGTCCTTGCCCTGGCCCAGCTTCTTGCCGTCGTAGGTGTACCAGGCGCCGGACTTGCGGATCACCCGCGCGATCACGCCGAAGTCGATCAGCTCGCGGACCCGGGAGATCCCCTCGGTGTACAGGAAGTCGAACTCGGCCACCTTGAACGGGGGGCGGAGCTTGTTCTTGACCACCTTGACCCGGACCCGGTTGCCGACCGCCTCGCCACCGTCCTTGAGGGTCTCGATGCGGCGCACATCGAGCCGGATGGAGGCGTAGAACTTCAGTGCCTTGCCCCCGGACGTGGTCTCGGGGCTGCCGAAGAGGACGCCGACCTTCTCGCGCAGCTGGTTGATGAAGATTACGGTGGTCTTGGTCTGGCTGCAGCCGCCGGTCAGCTTGCGCAGCCCCTGGGACATCAGCCGGGCCTGCAGGCCCACGTGGGTGTCGCCCATCTCGCCCTCCAGCTCGGCCTTGGGCACGAGCGCGGAGACGCTGTCGACGATGACCAGCTGGACACCGCCGGAGCGGGCCAGCCGGTCGGCCACCTCCAGGCCCTGCTCGCCGAAGTCCGGCTGGTTGACCAGCATGGGGCCGCCGGGGGACCGGGGCCTGGCCGGGTTCCCGATGTCCACGCCGAGCGTCTCGCCCCACTCCGGGTCGAACGAGT